TCTCTTAACATTGTCATTCCATATGCTCCTCCTGCTTTAGCAATACCCTTTCCTCTTAAAATAGGAGAAACTAGCACTCTGGCTGACTTGACATTTCCATCTTTATCTGGTTTTGTCCATGAGGAATATGCATCTGGATAATCATTTAGGATGTAATCTCCAACGCATACTGAACCACTTGGGTATTTGTCATTAAAGTATATAGAACATATTCCGTCTATATTTTTATTTGGATGATTTTCAAAAAACACATAGTAAAACCATGCACCGTTCAGTTGTTCTGGATAATCAAATTTTAACAAATTTGAAGTATCAATAACTCTGATCACTACTTTTTAGTTTTCTGCTGTTTGGTATCCATCGTAAACCAAGAAGTGGTCTGTATAGAACAAGTCATAAGGCTCACAGTTTATAGAAACTACCTGATGAGGAATATGTGAGATAGTCAACTCAGTTATTGCAGTCCAAGTATTTGTATCTGTAGACCACAACTCATCTGTATCTAGAAGATCAATAGATGCAATCATCTTTGAAACTCCATCTCTTTTTACTAGCATATAGTGAGATCCTGAATAAAATTCACCATTGATAGATACAGAGTCTTCTGCTGTAGTTGTTCCTATATGCATAATTGTTGTTTCCTTGTCAGGAACCATAGATAGGTCTGCTGGGTTTCCTGACCAGTTTTTAACATCTTCCTTTGTAAAGTTTATTCCTAGTCCAGGAATTTCTGTAGAAACTAGTACATCTCCTACTTGAAGATTTCCTGCTTCAACGTATCCATTTGTGGTTAACACTAATGTGTGTACGCTTACAGACTTACCGAAACTATAGGCACCGAAGGCTCCAAAGGCTCCAAAAGCACCGAAGGCACCGAAGGCACCGAAGGCACCGAATGCACCGAATGCACCGAAGGCACCGAATGCACCGAATGCACCGAAGGCACCGAATGCACCGAAGGCACCGAATGGTGTTGTACATGTGTTAACAATGTCATAGTTGGGGCAACCTGATGCTGTAACGCATTCTCTACGATATCCTGTCTGACCTGCTGGACAAGCACGGTCATATTCACCATAAACACAGGATGTACAGTTTAGTACAGGTGCTGGTGTAGGTGCTGCAGTGCAACTATTACTTAGTACATAGTCAGGACATGCTGCTGCTGTACGGCAGTTGTTTATACTTCCTACTTGACCTGATGGGCATGATGAGGTATAAGTGCTCAAACATGATACACAATCAAGTGCTGGTGTTGGAACTGGTGTTGGAACTGGTGTAGGTGCTGGGGCACAAGTATTTGTTCCTGCAATTTCATAATCTGGGCATGATGCAGCAGTTACACAAATTGTAACACTTCCAACATAACCAGAAGGGCAAGAGCCTGCACGAGTGCTAAGGCATGCCTGACAGTCAACTACTGGAGTTGGTACTGGTGTAGGTGCTGGTACGAAACCAAAAGCACCAAATGGTGCGAAAGAGAATGCTGTAGTAACAGATCCTGATGCAGAAGATGTTCCTGAGTTTCCATTGGCATTGGTAGCATAAACATTGTATGTTTGTGCTGATCCCTGCTCTTGACCAACATTTACTGCAGTTGAAGAAGTATCTCCTGCTTTACCATCATCAGATGTCCAACGATAGTTAGTAATTGCTTTTCCACCATTATCTGGTGCTGTCCATGAAACATAGTCTGTTCCTGCTGAAGGAGTTGATGCTGATGGTGCTCCTGGTGTTGCTGGAACTGTAGTTACTGTTACTGCTGAAGATACAGAAGATGATGGAGATGTTCCAATTTCATTTGTTGCAGTTACTGTTGCAGTAACTGATGCTGACGAATTAACTCCTGTAACGGTTATAGGAGAAGAAGACCCAGTATTGCTTTGTCCGCTACTGAGTGTTACTGTGTAGGATGTTGCTTGAGGAGAGCCTGCTGGCAGTGCAAATGCAACTGATACGGCACCATTATTGTATGGTCTTGCTGTTCCGACATCTGTTGCGACAACATTTATTGGTGCAAGTGGTGCCAAGAAGTCATTCGCTGCCTGTGATCTTCCACCTATATTCTTATTAACTGCCATCTCTGTATCTCCTTTTTCCTATTTAAATTTTTATGCTGTTAGGTCGCCGTAAACTACCCAAGTATCTGCTGCTCTCTTAAAAAGAGTAACTCCAGACCATTGTGTACGCAACTTTAAACCTGGTGTTGCATTAACAGTTACTCCTGCACCTGCAGCAATTGTAACCTGTCCTGTGCCTGTTTGAAGAACATCTATGGATGTTCCGATTGGAAAATTAACTGATGATGATGGTGGAACTGTAAGTGTTATTGCTGATGCAGATCCCATTTCAATTAGATCATCTCTTTCAGTTAATGATGAAAGTGTATATGACTCTGTCTTTTGAGTAATTGGTGTTAAAGAGTCTACCTTTAATCCAAGACTAGTTGTGACTGATGCTGCAAAGTTTGCGTCATCGCCAAGGGCTGCAGCAAGTTCATCAAGTGTATTGAGGGCTGCTGGGGCACCTGCTAGTAGTGCATTAACCTGTGATGTTGCATCTGCGATTGCTTCTGCCTTTGCAGTTGCGATTGCTTGTGACTGTGCTGTAGATACTGGCTTGGCTGTGTCTTCTGTATTATCAACATTTCCAAGACCAAGTGATGCCTTTGTTACTGCTGCAACTTCTGACTTAAGTGCTAGAAGTGAAGTATCTGCAATTCCGTGTACATCTGATGTATCTGTATTGTGTGTAGAAATCTTTGTATCTGCTGCAGATGCTGCTGCTGTGATAGCCTCAGTCTTTGCAGTTTCGATTGCTGTAGCCTGTACTGTAGATACTGGCTTACTTAAGTCTGATGTGTTATCAACACTTGAAAGTCCTACTGAAGACTTTGTAAGTGCTGCTACTGCAGTTGTAACTGCTGTACTTGCTGCTGTATCAGCATACGCTTCTGTTGCAATTTCAGGAGCAACGTCAAACGCTTCATCAACTGAGTTCCATACAAGACCATATCCTGCAAGAGATGGGTATCCACCAACGGCACCATCAAGAGCATTGCCAATAGCAATTACAAGGTCTTCGGTCTTAACTAAATCTGCTGTGTCTAAAATTCCATGAACATTTGTTGTTTCATCATTATGTGACAAAATCTTTGCATCTGCTGCAAGACCTGCTGCAGTGATTGCATCTGCTTCTGATCCATCAGCATACGCTTTTGTTGCAAGAAGGGCTGTATTAGCAATTCCATGAACATTTTCTGTTGCTGAGTTATGAGTTGAAACATTAGACTCTGAGACTGTTGCTGAAGCAGCAATTGCTTCAGTCTTTGCAGTTGCAATTGCTAGTATTTGTGCATTTGAAACTGGCTTATCTAGATCCAGAGTGTTATCAACATTTGCAAGACCTACTGAAGACTTTGTGAGTGCTCCTACTGCAACTGAAATCTTTGAATCTGTTGCTGCAAGTGCTTCTGTTTTAGCAGTTGCTACATTTGCTGTAGTTGCTAGAAGCGAAGTGTCAGCAATTCCGTGTACGTTTGTTGTGGCTGCGTTGTGGGCTGTAAGCGCTGTTGCTGCAGCAGTTGCTGCTGCTTGGGCTTGTGCTGCTCCACCAAGAACTACGTTGTCAACTCTTGCGTTTGTTGCTAATGCTGACAAGAAGTTGGGATCATCGCCCAAAGCGTCTGCGATCTCTGCCAAAGAGTCTAGAGTTGCTGGTGGAAGACCCACAACTGCATCAATTGCAGCCTGAAGTTCTGTTGCGTTAGCAAAATATACCAACTGGGACCATGTAGATGTTCCATTACCCATCTTAAATTTGCTGGTGTCAGTTTCAAAACCGATTTCACCTGCTGCTAGTACTGGGTTTACAGACGCCCATTGGGATGCTAATCCCCTACGCTGTTGCATTCTTGTTGCCATATTTAGTTCTCCTTAGTACGGGCTGCGTACGTATTCTTTGTAATTATACCACTTAGTATTTGCATTATCTTAAACTCCCCCGCCATCAAGGACAAGGTTTAGACTTGAGATATCCTGTATTGCTGCTTTAACAAAGGCTGTTGTTGCAACCTGTGTTGTATCAGTTCCAACTGTAGCAGTTGGTGCTACAGGTGTTCCTGTGAATGTTGGTGACTGTGCTGGGGCAATATCGAAGAAAACAGAACCATCGTTTGTGAATTGCCACTTATCTTGCGACTCATTCCAGCGAACTTGAACATTTGATTCATCTCCACGAACAACTCTTATTCCAGAGTTTTCGCTTGGAGTGCCACTTGTAAAATTGCTATTTAGGTCGATAATGTTATCAGCCAAAGATATTGTTTCGCTGTTTATTGTTGTGACTGTTCCGCCAACTGAAAGGTTTCCAATAACTGAGAAATTTCCGCTAACTTCTGCATTATCATTAATATAAACTTTTCCGATGCCATTTCCTGACAAGGATAGGTCTGTATTTGTTGTCTTGCTTGTAACGCTATCTGATCTAACGCCATTGCTGAACATAATTCCATTGCCGTCGGCGCTTGAGAAGTTTGCTCCTATTTCAACAACTACTGGACCTTTTACATTGATTGATCCTGTTCCTGTTGGGTCAAGTTCAATGTTACCGCTTCCGCTTGTTCGTAGTCCTAGATTTTCGTCAATATCTGCTGATACAACGATTGCTCCTGACTCATCCTGAAGAACTTTCTGACCATTAACATAAAGAGATCCTGGACCAACATATACGTCCTTGAACATCTTTTCTGGTGAGCCTAGGCTATATGTGTTATCTGTTGCTGGAATAATATCTCCGCCTGCAGTAACTGCTGGAAGGACTACTGTACCAGTAAATGTTGGTGAAGCCTTTGGTGCCTTTAGATCAAGTGCTGTATTACGAGCAGTTGTTTCTGCTGCTACCTTTGCAGTAGCATCTGCTGCTGCTGTTTCTTCTGCAGCAGTCTTTGCTGCGTTAGCCTTGGCCGTAGCGTCTGCTGAGGCTGTTGCTTCTGCAGCAGTCTTTGCTGCGTTAGCCTTTGAAGTAGCATCTGATGAGGCTGTAGAAATAGCCTCTGACTTAGCAGTTGCAATATTTGTTGTTACTGTAGAGAAAAAGTTTGCATCGTCGCCTACGGCTGCTGCAAGTTCATTAAGAGTGTTTAGCAGACCTGGAGCACCATCAATTAGGCCTTCAAGTGCTGCTGCTGCGTCGGCAGTAAAGTATATTAGGGAGGCCCAACGAGTTGTTCCATCACCAATCTTAAATTTATTTGTATCAATTTCAAAACCGATTTCACCTGGTGACAAAATTGGATTTGCAGATGTCCACTGCGCTGCAGTGCCTCTTCTTTGCTGTTGTCTAACTGCCATGTATTTTTCTCCTTATGGGGGCTGCCCATTATTATCTTATTATAACATCCAATTTTTAATTGAAGTTATCTATTGCTATTCCGCCATCTCTGGTAGAAGTAAACTCTGTGTCTGATGCATTTCCAGAGTCTGCCTCTGAAGTCATTGGACTATCAAAAAACCCAGAATCCACAAACATACTCACAATAAAGCCAGTGCCATCAATTGCTGTGTCGTGAATGTGATCTGGAATACTATTTGTGTCTTCTATGGTTGCTTGGGTGTACCAGGCTCCATTGTAGTAAAAGTTAACTCTATTTGTTAGAGTGTCTAACCACTGTGTTCCGTTAGTTGGTGAAGAAGGAGCAGTAGAGCCTACGGCCATTGAACGACTATCGACATACTCCTTGGTTGCTGCATGGGCATTAAGGGTTGGAGCCCCTACTGTTACTGCATCTCCGAATGTACCGCCGTTTGCTACGACTAACCCATTCTTGACCTTAAAGTCTTTATCGACTGTTGCCATTTACTACTCCTTCTTCCAACTATTTTTATTTTTTATTAAACTAGAAGTGTTCCCATAACAGTAACTGTTGAGTTATTGTTAGAAGTTGTTGCTAGTAGTCTTACTTCTCCACCAGAAATATCTGCTGATATTGATGATGCTGATCCGTTAGTTCCAACAATTCCGTACTCTGTCATTGCAATGTTGTCATTGATATCAAGAGTCAAAAGAACCTTTGAGATTTCTGTGTGGTTACCATAAGCAACCTTAACTAGAAATTCTGCTGAACGGTATACTTCTGGATCAAATCCGTATGCTTGGTTGATTCCTGCTACTGGGCAAGAAACTGTTGCTGCAACTTGCTTGGCAACTGAGTTTACCTCAACTGCTGTAAATGAACGAGTTGTTCCGTCTACCGCAGCACGAGCACGAGCATCTGTGAAGTACTTGTTTGTACCTTCTGCAAGATCAGTTGTTGTAGAGTCTGCTACACCGTTTTCGGCGGTAATAACAAGACCCGAACCTGAACCTGTAATTGTAATGTTAGTCTTTGTAGCACCAGTCAAAAGGGCTGCTGCTGAAGACTTGGCACGAGAATCTAAGAAGTACTGGTTTGTTGAACCCTCTTCAATATCATCTGTGTCAATAAGATTAATCTGGTCTGCAATTGTTCCACCAACTGCAGCGATTGCTCGTGCATTTGTGAAGTAAAGGTTTGTTGGTCCCTCTTCAATGTCATCTGTGTCAAGAGCATTGATTGAATTTGTTGTATGTGTTTGTGCATTGTTCTGTGCAGTGCTTGCATAACCTTGAGCAATTACAAGAGCATCTGTGATTTCATTATCTGTGTAAGAGTTAGCATCTGCTTCTGCAGTGTCTGCGTAGCCCTGAGCAGTTGAAAGTGCTGTTGTAATTTCTCCATCTGTGTAAGAGTTAGCAGTTGTTACTGCATCAGATTCTGCTATGTTAGCATAGTTCTGGTAAGCAGTAGTAATCGCTGTCTCTCTGCCGTCTGTGTAAGAGTTTGCTGATGTTACTGCATCTGTTTCTGCTTGATCAACATAACCCTTAGTTGCTGCATGTAGGTTTAATGTTGGTGCACCTGGAAGGGTTAAGTCTCCAGTCATTGTGTCGCCAGACTTTGCTACTCTACCAGCAACGGCTGCTGCTGCATCAGATGCATAATTTGGATTGTCTGCAATCGCTGCAGCCAATTCGTTTAGTGTGTCAAGAAGTGCTGGGGCTGTATCTACAAGCGCTGCAACTTCTGCATCTGTGTACGAGTTTGCATCTGCAATAGCCTGTGCCTTAGCGGTTGCAATAGCAGAGTTACGGTCTGTAACTTCTGTGTTAATTGCTGAAGTAATTGCTGAGTTACGATCTGAAACTTCTGTACCGATTGCAGTTGAAAGTGCTGAGGCTGCAGTTGCTTCTGCACCTGACTTTGCGTTGTTAGCCTTTGTGGTTGCATCTGCTGATGCTGTTGAGACTGCATCTGCTTCTGCCTGATCTGCATAAGCCTGAGTTGCAAGAACATCTGCTCCCCACTTAACAGAAGAACCTGCTGCTGGAGTAAGAACGATATGAGAATCAGAGTTGATTGTCATTGCACCTGCGCCAGTGAAGTTAAGTGTATCTCCAATAGTCTTATTTGTTAATGTTTGTGTGTTTGTTGTTCCAACTACCGCACCAGTTGCACCGTGTGCCTCTGTAGCATTTTCGTGATCTGTAAGATCTGATGCTACATCGCCTGCAGCAGTTGCAATTGCTGATGCAGTTGCATCAAGTGCTCTTTGGTTTGTGAAGTAAAGGTTTGTTCTTTCTGAAAGATTTTCAGTGGTTAGGTTTGCAAGGCTTGAAACTGTTCCAGTTACACTACCTGTTAAGTTACCAGTTACATCACCAGTTACATTTCCTGTTACATTTCCTGTTAGGTTACCAGTTACATTACCTGTTACATCACCAGTTACATCTCCAACTAGGTCTGCTGTAACCTGAGTTGCAGCAAAGTTGCCATTAGCATCACGCTTTACGACCTTGTTTGCTTCGTTAGCAGAAGTTGCTGTACCACCAATAAGACCAACAATATAATCTTGATCTCCTTGCTTCTTTGTAAGAACGTCAAAACCGTTAACTGTCGCTGTTGTACCTTCAACGATTAAACCACTCTTAATTTTAAAATCTTTATTTACTGTTGCCATTTTTTATATCTCCTTAGTTATGCCTTAAGTCCCATACGAGCAAATCGCACAGTGACTGGCTTGATCGCAGGATCTGGAGTGACTGTAATAGCCACGGTATTTCCAGTGCGAGAGACATTAATGGTGCCAATATTCCCATCATTGTCGATTGTTCCATACTCGCTGACTGATACATTTGTACCATCAACAAGAATTGTCATTTCAGTTGCGTAGAACTTGTTGTCACCTGCTGAAGTCTTTGATATTGAAATAATATACTTCACCATACGCCAAACTGTAGCATCAAAGTTATCAATAACAGTTACGTTCTCAATTCCATTGACTGTATTTTCATTATTTCCTGATGAACCCAAGTCTGTTGACTGAGAAGACAGGGTGTCGATTAAATCTACATAATTTTCTTGAGTAGGTCTATCTCCTGTTTGGAATAGGCCCTTAACTGCTGGAATTGATATTTTAGCCATGTAGAGATTATATCATCCCTTTTAATAAGACTATTAGAGAATGTAGTTGCTATAGCCAATAACTTGAAGTGGAATTGCTGGAGTGTTACCCAAACCAATAGCCTGTATCTGAATTGCTGAAAACTTAACTCTAAAAGGAAGAACTTCTGTGATCAGTGTGTTTCTTGTAAAATCTTCTACCTGAATTAATGGGTAGTCAATAGGAAAAATTAGTTTTGTTTTTCCTTTAAGTTCATCAAGTATTAGTGCTGTTGCCATTAATCTGTTACATCTTCAAGAATCTTTAGGCTACCCTGGGCAACCGTCCAAACTCTTGTAGGGTCTGACACTTGAATGTCAAAGATGTCTCCTGTTTGAAGTTGTGCTGACTGTGCTGCTGTAAGCCAAACCGTAAACTCTCCAACTAGGTCATCTTCGTCTGCAACTGGATATAAATTTAAAACTAATGTTGCATTGTCTGTAATAATTCCTTTGTCTTTTGCAAGGGTTGGTCTTTTAATCTTCATAGCAATATTCCATTCAGATCCAGCACCCTTTAAAATCAAAGGCTCTTTTGCATCATCAGTTACATAAACTTTAAATCCAGAAGTATCTCCACGCACGACAGTCCAAATAACTGTAGGTGGCGGGTTGCCAATGTTGTAAAGTGATTGAGATCCTCTTAAAGTTGCCATTGTTAAATTATACCACTCTTAAGACAGTCCGTCTTTGAGTGCCCCCCATGTTCCGTTGCCCTTTGTTTGAACAATTATCATTCCACCGTTTGCCTTTAACCCAGAAACTCCAACTACTCCAACATATCTTGCTGGGCCTGAAGATGGACGAACTGAAACAAGGGCTCCGACATCATTTACATAAATTTTTGTTCCAGCAACACCTAGTTGGCTTGTGTTCATTTGTATAATTCCAGATACAACTACAATTCCATTTCCATCAGTAGGAGATGTTACGAGACCAGAAGAAGGTAATGTATCTGACTGCATTAAACCTAATATTGGAACATCTGGATTATGAGAAGGGCTTGATGGATTATATCTCAATACAGTAGGTACTGGTTTTCCTTCATAAGACACGCTTCCTGAAATAAAAACTGGAGTTCCTGCTAAAATAGGAATAGTGGAACTTGCATTTCTTACAAGTGATGTAACACCTGTCATTCCCAAAGGTGGAAGAATATCATTTAAAGCATCAACTAATGTTTTAATATCCCCGTGCACATTAACGGGATCTGAAGCAAGCGGGTACTTCATATTGGGATAATTAATTGATTTTCCTGTAGCCATAATCTTTATTATACCACCCTCTAAAGTTGACTTTTGACAAAATTTTGTGTTATACTAGGTAGTAACACCTACCAGGGTGTTATTGTTTTCTAAGGAGGAAACTATGATTAAATTTATCGAAAGAAACAAAGAGATCATTAGCACACTCAGTGTTGTATTGTTAGTAGCGATATCTTCTAATGCTGCTAATGCTACCCCAGAACCAAATACGAAAAACAACCTTAGCCTTGAACAGGCTCAGACATCGGAAACCGCCTCGAAAGAGGTTTTTTTGGTTTCTAAGGAAAAAAAACTAGAGAGTTTTGAAAACAAGGTTTCTCTGACTGATCTAGAACTAAAAGAACTGCTTTCGCTAGTAGGCTTCAAGGGGAAAGACCTTGTTGTGGCTTGGGCAGTTGCAAAGAAAGAGTCTAATGGGCGACCATTGGCCTTTAACGGCAACCATAAGACTGGCGACTCATCTTATGGTATGTTTCAAATTAATATGATCGACAACCTTGGTCCTGATCGTAGAACCAAGTTTGATCTTGAATCTAATGCTGAGTTGTTTAACCCCGTAAAGAATGCAGAGATTGCATACTATATGACAAACGGTGGTGACGACTGGTCTTCTTGGAAGGGCATCACCCCAAGAACCAAATACTGGATGGCTAAATTTCCTAAATAATATATCAAATTAGGACCCCTCTTAGGAGGGGTTCTTTTTTGTTTCCTGAAGTATCCAGTTATAGGTTTTTTCAATTCCATCTTTAAGAGACATAGAATAATCCCAACCTAATCTTTCTCTAACTAGATCATTATTAGAGTTTCTACCTCTAACTCCTAAAGGTCCAGGAATGTGCATCTTGCTCAAAACCTTGCCCTCAATACTGCAAGCAATATCTACCAACTGGTTGATAGTAACCATTTCTTCAGATCCAATATTAACAGGCCCAGTAAAATCTGATTTCATAAGTCTTCTTGTTGCTTCTATGCATTCATCTATATATAGGAATGAACGGGTTTGTTCTCCATCCCCCCAAATTTCTATAAAGCCATCTGACTGTATAACTTTTCGACACATTGCTGCAGGAGCCTTTTCTTTTCCACCATCCCAAGTTCCTTCTGGTCCATAGATGTTGTGATATCTAGCAATCGCTACGGGAATTCTGTTGTTTTTATTAAAGGCTAAGAACATTCTTTCACTAAACAATTTTTCCCAGCCATACTCGCTGTCAGGATCGGCAGGGTATGCGTCAGACTCTTTTAATCCAGGATTATTGACATCCAACTGCTTATAGTCAGGATACATACAGGCAGAACTTGAATAAAATATTTTGGTTTTATTAATATCATATTTTGCGTTTAGTCTTGATTGTGCCCTAAGCAAGTTAAGGTTTATAAGTGCAGAGTTTTCCATAATCTGGGAATCGTGTTCTCCAGTAAATATATATCCAGCGCCACCCATATCTGCAGCAAATTGATAAATCTCATCAAAACTAGTAATTAACTTATATGGTATTTCGCTATAAAAGTTTCCTTGATATCCTTTAAACTGAATTGCCTTTTCAACATTTTCATAAACGGACAGATCTCTTTCAATGAACTCGTCTGCCTGTGTGTTAGAAAAATCAGGATGCTTTAGATCAACACCTCTAACCCAGTATCCTTCTGACTTAAGTCTATTAACCATGTGGCTACCGATAAAGCCACCTGCTCCAAGGACTAATGCTGTTTTCATACTATCTCACAATTCTCTCACTTAAAGTATATATCCCTATTTTAAAATATTTAGGATATTAGTTTTTCCCAAAACTCAGAAATATGCAACTGCTTATGTAGCCCAGGGTGTGGCCAGTGCGCTCCAGGCCCCTTTAGTCTTCCATAGTCATATGCAATTTTGTGGTAGTCATAGCCATAGTCAAATATTTCTGGGTACATGTCTTTCCATCCATGATGGCACCCTTGCCAATTTATCATCTCAAAATGCTTGGTAAGTTCAGGCACACTGTTTGCAACAAAACCAAGTTCAAAGTCTGCTGGAAACTCTTTCTTTGTTGTATCTGAAACATAATGCCTAAAGTTGTCTTTTAAGAATTGTTCTTGTTCATCTGTCATTCCGTGTGACCAAGAAGACCAGTACAGTTTAATTCCGCTTGCTTCACAGAATGCTTCTAGCATTTTAATATGATCTAGATTTTGATAATAAACCCACTCATATGGCAAAATCTCTTCATAGTTCCAAGGTGCTGATGCTTTTGTTTTTTTTGCACTATGATTAATAAACCACTCCTGCATTCTTTCCCCGTCTGGGCTAACAAAATAAAATCTTTCAAAGTTTGCAAAATGAGCAATAACAATCTCTGGCTTATATTGATATTGATGAATCATTCCTAAAAAACTAGAAACCAACTTGTTTGCAGATGCTCCAGAATAAGATATATTTCCTATAGGAACCCCAATACGATTAGATAGAAGGTCAGTCCACCTAAGATGTTCTGGAAGTCCTTGGCCAAGCGTTATAGAGCAACCTAGGGCTACTATTGGTGGCTTTGTCGCAAACTCTATGGATCTTAGGTTATCGCTATTCCATTTATAATTGTATTCTGGTCTTGGTACTTCTGAATGCCCTGCCAATATTTCAGTAGTATGGGAATAATCCTTTTTTGGTTGTGTTTTATCAATACCCATATGAGGAATAACTCTAGGATTAAACATATCAAAAAGCATTAGTAAATAAACTTACCCTTTTTTATTTTTTTATACTTACGCCACATTTTAAACTTATAAAAAATTCTTTTTAACATTTTGATTCTGGCCATTCTCTCCACCACATTTTTCTGCCATTCTCTAAAGAAGATCCATTCCAAGAGTAGCGAGTTGCTGTTGTTTTTGGTGGATTATCAAAAAAGTCCCAAGTCTCAATTCCTTTTTGATTTCTATTCCTATGAATATAACCAGTATAAGTGCTTCCAGATGTTCCAACAAAGTTTGTAGCGTTATGCATCACCAAGTTGCATATTAGGCCAAAAACTACTTCATCTTGAAATGGCAAAGCCATAAATTCATCTCTAAAATTATGCACAATATACTCATCCAATAAGATAAACCTATGCTTGTTGTCTTGTACCATTTTGTGACCTGGCTCACAAGTTGACAAAACTATTGGAAGATTATTTTGTGCAAACTTGTCTAGCCATGACTCAAACATTTCTTGCTTTGTTTCGAACATCTTTATATGATCGGATAGCCTTAAATGCATTCCCTGAAATTCTCCAATAGAATGATATATTTTATTTGCTAAATCTACATACTCTTTTTTAAATTTAACCGAAGATATTGCCTTATTAAGACTTTCATTTCTTTTATAAAAGAATCTTGAATACCAACCTAGAGTTAATTTTAAATGAAGTGTCTTGTCTAATGGAAGCCTTTTTCTTCCTTCTGCAAAAAGAATTTCATCTCCAGAAACTTCTGGCTGATTACTATAATAAAAGTTATTTAGGATGTCATCAATAACTAATTCTTCTTGTTCAAAATGATCTATTTTTTCATCAATAATAATTATGTTTTGATCAAAATCCATAAGGTCTAGCAGATGAGGGAATTGGTTATCATTTGTAAAATCTTTTCTTTGATTATTATAAAACCTGCTTGGACTAAAAATTGGAATTGTATCAGTAAAATAAAGTTTTGGATCTGCTGTATATCTTCCATAGTGCATAATGACTGGAACATTTAGTTCATGAGATAACCCTGCTGCCAACTCAAGACTCATTACTTGATTAATCAAGCCTGTTGGATTGTATAGTTGAAAGAATAGTTTGTTCATCTACATACTTTCTTTAATTATTTCTTTACCTTCAACTGGTTTACGAATATCCGTATATAGATATTGTGGACCATGCTTAAAGAACCAGTGATCTGGCTCTGTATAGAAAAAGAATGCGTTGGCAACTAAATTTGTTGTTGGGTTTGGAAATTCTTCCCTCCAATGTAACTGATCATTACCATATGAAATAACTGCATCATTTTCTTCTGCCTGGAATTTTTCACCTTCTACGTAAAAATCCCATGGAGTTTTATGAAAAATTGTATAGTTAATGTGATATGTACAAGCGTTGTCGTCTACATGTTTCCACAGTTTTGCCTCTGCGCCTTCATAAATACTTAATAAGCACCAAGATGGTACAAGTGTTTCTGATTCAAATTCTTCTCTTGCTAATGGTAAAAGCATGTCATGAAATCTTCTAAGTGGCTCAATTGCAGGACCATGAGTATTGTCCCAAATTGTCCACTGATGTCTTCCAAAACCTTTGTCGTAAGTACTTTTATCTGTTGACCAAAGATTCATTGCAAGGTTTTGCAAAGCCAAATGCTCTTCTGGTGGAAGAACTGTTTTTAATAGGTATGCTGGCTTCATTTTACCACTTTCCTAGTGGACAAACCGCTTTTTCTAATTTTGTTTTTACTTTCATAAGACAGCCACACTTTTTGCATTGACTAGTTAATTTAATGAGTTCTGGACATGCTTTACAAATAGAAAATCTTTCTTTTGCTACTTCTTCGTCTGCCCATTCAGTATTTGGATTTACAACATCCCAAGGTCTTGTATCTCCAAGCATTTGCTTATATTTTTGCAAAGGACTAAGAGGTTTTGATGGATCTATATTTTCTTCACTCATCTGTAGGTTCCGTTCTGTATTCGTTTAGTAAAGTATCATTTTTACAAATATTTGCCTTCATAACATTAATTGTACCATATTAGTACCGTCAGTTTTCTATGCTTCTACTATTTTAAATGTTATTTCTGGGTCGCTACTGAGAGCAGCGATTCGTAGATCATTATTGGATACTCCAACGCACAATCCTACTCCGCCATAATAAACATTATCAACTAAAAAGGCAATAGTCTCACATCCATTTTCGCATGGCGATGAGCAAGCAGGCCTATGTTCTTCTCCAGTTGGAGGTGTAAAAGATAAGCCATTCCATACGCTCATTTTTGCTGGAAAATAATTTAATTCTGTTATATTTAAAATAGTAGGGTTGTTAGACAGGGCATAATTTTTATCTATCATTCTAGAATCTAACGGTTCCATATCAGAATCTAACTCAATAGAAAAAAAGAATATCTCATCTCCATCGGAATTTGCAAAAAAGTCTTTTCTCATATTAATTATTATACCTTATCACTAGTCATTACATCCAATCACATTTCCACAATTATCTGTAATTAAACAGTATCCGTCATTACATTGAGCGTCTGGGTATCCTACACAGTAGTTCAGGCCAGTGCAAGATGCTGTAGGTGCAACAGCAGGTACGGCTGCAGCGGGAGTAGGGGCAACTGGTGTAGGATTACCGCAGCCTGGACATGAGTTTAGGTAGTAGTTAGGACATCCCAATTGTGTTCTACACAATGTTCTGGTTCCGCATCCATCAGAACAGTCTTGTACTTCTGTTCCTGCAAGTCCGCTATATCCAGTACACGCTGTACAGTCTAGTGCTGCAGTAGGAGCAGGGCTAGGTGCGACAGGTGCAACTGGTGTTGGTGCAGGTGCGACAGGTGCAACTGGTGTTGGTGCAGGTGCGACTGGAGCAGCGGGTGCTGTACAAGAAGCACCTGATGAACCATTTTCTACACAGGCTCCAATGTTGTTATAGTTACATTGTCCTGCTGCTGGGTTTGGAGCATCTTCTGCTGTACATTGATTCCAACCAGACTTTAGTGCAGGATAGTTAGGAGAAGATGGAACTGGTGCTGGGTTTGGTGTTGGTGCTACTGGAGCAACTGGTGCTGGGGTAGGTGCAACACATCCTGGTAGAGAAACTGGTCCTGAAGAAGAACAGTTTATAGATGCTCCTGGATCAATACTTAATACAAAGGCTCTATATGTTGTACAATCAGAGTAAAGCATGTTTGGAACTGTGCTTGAGTCATTGCTTGTACCGCCATCACTAAAGCATACTGCGTGATAAATTGTAGAAGTCTGTACTGCTGGAACTGGTGTAGGCGCAACTGGTACTGGAACTGGCGCTACAGGAGCAACTGGAGCAGCAACTGGTGTTGGTGTTGGATTAGTTCCACATGATGGGGCTCCAGGCGATGAAACAGTAGAGCACTGAATATTTGTTGATCCTGTGTAACTTAAGAGATCGTAGTATGCTGCACATGCAGTATTAATATTTGTAGAAACAAAGTTGTCTGCATTAATTGGATATGATTCAACTACTGGACCACCTTGAGGATTACAATATGATAAATAAACTGTTCCTGGTGCGACAACTACCGCAGGAGTTGGTGCTGGTGTTGGTGCTGGTACAGGAGCAACTGGTGTAGCAGAAACACAACCTGAATTACTACAACTTGGAAGAGTTGCCCCAGAAGCATCTGTTCCAGAATTTGTACAAAGATTTGTTGAGTATGTTCCTATTTCATTATCAAGGAAATCATACACTATGTAGTTACATTTTCCGTCATAATATGTGAAAACATAGTAGTTAGGTTGAGCAGTTGGAGTAACAGGAGCAACTACAGGAACAGGAGCAACTGGACTTGTTGGAGTTGCTGCAGGTGTTGGAGCCACTGCATTTGCGGTAAAGGTTATAGATCCTTGAGCACTTGTATATCCAGAACGAGATGCAGTTATATAAACTGTGTAAGATTGACCACTAGTTAATCCAGTAATATTAAATTCTTCTGAGTACTCAGGGTTTTGTGTTCCAAGATTTGATGTGTATGTATTATCATAACTATGATTTGTTACTGTAACATTTGCATAAACTGCTCCATTAAATCCGTCTGGGCCCATAGTTACAGAAAGTGACGGGGTTGCAAGAGTAGGTGTTTGAGCAACTGGAGTTGTAGGTTGAACAACTGGAGAAACTATTGGTGTTGGTGCAGTTGGCTGAACAACAGGGGCAACTGGAGAAACTATTGGTGTTGGTGCAACAGGAACTACTGCAGGTGTTGGGACTGGAACAGGTGCAACTGGGGTTGGTACTGGAGTTGGAACTACTACGTTAAGTAAGTTTCCAAAAAAAAACCATGTATTGGTGTCTATTTTAACCAGAGTACCTTTTGAATATTGTCCATCTAGAGATTTTATTCCAGCCTTGCTATTAATTGAAACAGCGCCACTGCCTTCAGATACAGTTACTGAACCAGTGCCTGTTTGAATTATATCAATTGAATATCCAACTGGAATTTCTACTAAAGCGTTTGCTGGAAGAGTTACAACTATTGGGTTAGAGGAATACAAAATAGCAGTCTTTCCAACATCATCGGGTGATAAGATAAAGTTTTCTGTTTTTGTTATAACTGTTCCAACATTTGCAAGTTGTGGAACAACATCAAATCTTGCGTCAACAGAGTTCCAATCAATAGCATCTCCTGCAAGAGCAGGATATCCTCCAGTAGCACCGCTTATTGCAGTTGTAACTGCAGTTGCTACAAATTGCTGTGTTGCAAGGTTTGCTGTATTTGCTATTCCGTGAACATTTGTTGTTGCTGCATTGTGTGTTGTAATTGCAGTATTTCTATTTGTTGTTTCTACAGCAATTGCAGCATTTCTATTTGTTACTTCTGCTGCATCAGCATTTTTAAGAGTTTGTAGATGTGCTGCAACAGATGGGTTTGCAAGCAAGGTTGCTTCATTTGTGTTGGCACCATCATAGGTATATGATCCGTAGTGATAAAGTCTTAGCGCTGCCTGAATATCGGCTGCATCTGAAAGACCAGGTATTTTTGCAGGGAACAGGCCAGTACCATTGATAGTACCATCAATATTCTCTGCTGCCATTATAGATCACCCTTTTTCATTATACCACCGTAATAAAAAGATGAACATACTTTGGGCCAGCCATAGGCACCCATTCCCCATCTAGATATTCTATTCCTTCTATTTCAAGTGGCAAAGCGATAAATCCTTGAGTAGTGTTTAGTTCTTTTATAATTAGGTTTGTTGCTAGAGGTCCAGCACTTTCTGGTGAAGATATAGAGTACTGTACGCTAAATCTTGAAGAAGTGACTGTTCCTTCTGATAGATCATAAATGTCTGCAAGGTTTATGGGTGCAATAGTTATTTTGCCACCTACTGGTGTTAAGGGCCCTTTGGTTTCTGAATAAAAGTTTGACTTTAAACTAACTAGAGGAATCCATTGTGTTTCAGTAGGACCTGAGACTCTTTGAAATACTGTTTTGTATGTTGGAGAAGATGGGCTATAGTCTATTGCAATATCTAATGCCTGGATGTCTTGAGAAATTGAATCATTAACAAACTTTTGCCTTGGATCTCCCTGGACTCCAATAATGATACTTCCACGATCACCAGTTGGTCCAAAATCTAAATCAAGGCTAATTGTTTCTGGTCCACCAAAAACTGTTAGGTCATCATTAGATAAAAGTATATCTGCCACGACTAAGCCCCTGTTGCAGGGAATACTGCAGTAACCATTCCTGAGTTAATTGCGTTTGTAACAACTGTTGCATGCTCTACTGTAAATCTGTTTGCTGGGGTTCCAGTAATATAGTATGGAGGTTTTACAGTTAGCGTAATCTTTGCAACATAAGAAGTGGAAGCAACAAAGTTTCCAACCAGTGGTGTAGTTGCATCTGACTCAAACCAAGCAACAGTTCCTGAATGTTCTGCTGTTTCAAAAACAGATGTTACTGGGGTTGCTCCCTTAACTGGCTTAGTAACTCCTCTAATATTATAGTTTGACAAAGTGGCACTAGTATTTTCTCTTGCTCCAGTAATCTGATCTGTTACTGTTATTTTACCTGTCATTAGAGTGTATACTTTTTCATAAAATGGATTGTCGTAATTTCCTTCTGCTGCTCTTACTTCAACATCATAAACATATTCTGTTCCAGCGTTTAGGGCAACTGAGTCGGATGGTCTAATTGCACACTGAACAAATGTTCCGTCGTCGGATATTCTAGCAAAGCATCTAATTGGAACTACTGGTGTAGAAACTCCATTTATAATTTGAGTTGCACCACGGGCTGAGGCAATTGAAAACTGTGCGCTATCGTATGGCGCTGATGTGTCTAAAACATAGTCTGGGTTGTTGGCAAAGTTTGTTGGCACATTAAAAGCACTTAAAAGGTGTGCTGTTCCATCGTTCTTTTTTGGGTAGATACGAAACTCAAAGGTATCACCCTTATAGTAATTAAAGTCATAGGTCGCTGGAAATGCCATGGTTTTATTATACCACGCTGACATATACAGAATTGAGTATTACCGATGCATCAAAGTCTGTTCGTATTTGAGGAACTGCCCCATTGCCCCACATAGACTGATCCTCAATAAATATATTTTGAGTAACTGAAAGGTTGTATGTATTTTGATATTTAAGGGAACCAACAAAGTTAACAAACTCTTGCCCCTTGCTTGCAAAATATGTTCTTAGCCAAACCTCAGTATTAGAAGTATATGTGGTTAGTTCAAAGTTATATGTTACGAATACTTGGGATCCTTCTTTGATGCCGTGGAAGTTTAGGGCTCTCTGATGACTGTTCCAAAGACTAGTACATCCTTCTGGAATGTAGACTTCATTTTGAGTTTTATCTTTTGTATCTAGCAACAATGTAACCCATCCATCGTCACCCTGGGATATTCCAAGTTTTGTTGGTTTACTAATGCTGTTTGTGTAAGATGCCCAACCAGCCTGCTGTCCTGAAGACGATAAAGAACTTAGTCCGTTTTGTCCAGATTGTCCCTTTTCTCCTTTTGGTCCCCTTTGTCCTTCTGGACCTGCTGGGCCAGGCAAGCCATCTTTTCCATCTTTACCTGCTGGTCCTTGCGGTCCTTGTGGTCCAGGAACTGGAAGAAAAGACAATGTATTTTCTTGATAGTTAGATGTTTGGCTTTGTTCTACCTGTGCAGCATAACTAGATTTTTTTGCACTAGGAAAGTCCATTGATTTAGAAGCAGCCATAAAGACATTATCTCATGATTATTTATTTACTTTAAATGTTTTATTTTTAACTCTAATTACTGGAGGCAACTCTGGCCTTGGAGTTGATACTTTAACTACTGCCATCACAAACTACCTGTAACATCACCAATGACTGAAATAGTTCCAATCAAAGGAGTCCAAACTGTATCTGAGTCAATTGTAACTTGTAGATCAAAAGTTAATTCTGTTACTATTGCTTTGTAGCCAGTTCCCCATAGTGCTGTAACTGAAGATGGAGCCATTATATCTACATATCCTGTTCCACGTGAAACTTCCAGGGAATCAAGAGCATCAGACTGAGGATCATAAGAAGTAGCCTCAAAGGTCCAATCAGATGTATCAAAATATGTTGCTTCGTCATCTTGCAAAAATTCCACACGAAGCGGAGAGGTGTCTCCCCTAACTATTTGCCATTTGATACGAGCAGGGTCTGCTCCAAATACTTCTGGTCCATGTGTAGCCATAATAATGATTATACCATAAAAAAGACTAATACCTTGATTGGTGGGTATAGGACAAACCAAGGTATTAGCCAGTAATAAATTATACCATAATAGACAAAATGGACATTAAAGTAAAGGTTTTATAATTGTTATACAATTGTTATAATAGACAATGTCCGATTTGTTACCATAAGTCTATTTTAGCCAGATTGGGGATAGTGTATACTTTAAATATATAAGAAAAAAGAACTATCTTTATAGTTTTAAAAACTATCTTTATATATAGTATATATAGTTACTTAGATTTTGAAATATACTCAATAAGAATATCATACATGTGATCTAATTTGCGATCCATATCTTTACGTGTTTTGTCTGCTTCGTTTAGACGACTCTCTAATCTTGAAACTTGATCTTTTATCGATGATCCAGAATTGGGCTTAAGTTCGCTGAGATAATGTTTTACCATCCACTTGATTGCGAAGGCGATTGATGATACAATTGTAAGTATGGCTACTATAAGAGAAGCCCAGTCTTGTACTGTCATAATAAGATTATTATAAGGGGTATATTTAAAAAATGAAAACAGACATACTGGATACATTGGAGCATTCTAGGAATTTAATTATATCCCCCGACATGGATGGTTTTATGTCCGCAAAATTACTAGAGCGTTTTAACGGTTCGAAAATAGTGGGTTCGTATGACAAGAATATTTTATGTCTCGCCGACGGGATCAATCCAGAAGAATGCTTGTTCGTCGACTGCGATATGAATCGACAAGAGTATGTTTCTCTCGGAAATCATATGCGACTCTTAGAAGACAATATGTCAGTTGAGTCGTTTAATCCGAATGTGCACTTCGGCGTTTCGACATATGGCGACAAGTTTCCTTTCGCAACCGCTTTTTTGATTTCGTTCGCAATAGAGGCTGACCTATCCGAACAAGACCTTATACGCATGGCTTTCGCTGATTCAACTCTCAAGAACATGGAGAGATACAGCGATAACATGCGAAACTGGTCAACACGGATGGAACATCCTGCAACAAAGTACATAATAGACAATTCGGACATTGCAAAAAGAAATGATGCACAAGCAAGGTTTGATTATGTTGATCAATCTTTTACATCAAAGCGTTATGGTAAGGCAAGGTACATAGATACCCTCAATAACGCCTTACAAGGGCAAGAGATGGCTTTTGAGGTACTAACTAATGGTACAAAGTATCTATGTGACAAAGTCGGTAAAAACACCCTTACAAGGTACAATAAAGACATCATCTCTTATGCAGAAATATTCACAGGGGAGTATAGCGTTACCTATGAGGAAGTGGTTGACTGGAATTGATTAACGTACCTTTAATTGCTAGTCGCTTTGTTCCATCAAAATCAAAAACAATTTTTATTTCAATTGCAAGTTATAGAGATCCTGATCTTGTAAACACAGTAACTAGCGCATACTATAATGCAAAGTATAGAGATAGACTATTTTTTTCAATTGTTTCTCAAGCCGATGAATCTGAACATCCTGATTTGTCTTTTATACCAGAGTCTCAAATAAGATATATAAAATATCATTTTAGCGAAAGTAAAGGCGCTTGTTGGGCTAGGGAGATTGTCTCTAGGGATATACATACTGATTATTTTTTACAGATAGACTCCCACTCTAGATTTATTGATGATTGGGATAAAGTAGTAACAGAAAACTATGTCGCCTGTAAAGATTACTGGCAATCTGACATTGCGTTTACTATGCACCCAGAAGGATTTAGAAGAGATCACGAAACTGGAATAGAAGAGTTCTACGATTTTGAAAAAGTGCCAATGAGAGGTGCTATGGGGTGGAAAGATGAAGAAACCATGCCTCAGCCATTTTGGTACGAGTGCGATTACTTCAAGTACGGATATGAGGCATATTTCTTATGTGCTAATTCTTTGTTTTGTGAGTCAAAAATTATAAAAGAAATACCGTACGATAAAAAACTGTATTTTATTGGCGAAGAGCCAACTCTAGCCTTGAGGTTTTACACCAGGGGAGTTAAACTAATCAATCCATCGTTTCACTATATGTGGCATGCTTATAATGAAAACTATGATAGCGACAAAAGGGTTCTTCATTGGCAAGATCATTCTGAGTGGGGAGATATGAATAAAGATTCTTATTTTAGGGCTGCAAAAATATTATCTGGGGATACATCTCTGGGTGTCTACGGAATAGGTTCATATGAACTATACGAAAAATTTCAAAAAGAATCTGAAATTTCACTAAGTGACCAACACGATCATATAGTTGGACCTTGGCTTTAGTTAGTGCTATAATATAACATACAAGAGAAAAGGAATGGGCATGACAAGAGAAGAAGTTATTGAAACCATGATTGATGTGGTAAATGTTTACAATATTGAATTACTAGCAGGAACTGGAATGCCTGATGAAGAAATTGAAAGAAACCTTATTCAGCAGCGTCCAGCGCTAGAACATATGTTTGGATTAATCTATCAAACCTTTATTAATAGAGGCATTCTTAGTTAAAACTATTTGCCACAACTACAGCCAGAACAAGAGCAACCGTTTTGAGCAAGTAGGTTTGTATCTTCTGGTCGACCCAAGTCTTCCCAAAAAACCTCTCTGCCCATAGCATCAGTCTCGGCCATAGGTTTTGACTCAAACTCAAAGTTGTCGTTTAAAGCGTTTTCGAAATTGTCTAATATTCCCATGCTATCTATTATACACCAATTGCTTTGACACGTATGATAATAGGATCTTTAGGCCTATAAGATATTGTTGCAGTATGTCCTGTGTGATTGCTTGCTAAATCTACCGTGAATTTTTTAGCAATTTTGGTTAACATTATTCTCATTTCCATTAAAGCAAACTCTTTGCCGATGCACTGTCTTTTGCCAAACAAAAATGGAAAATATTCTCCTTTTGACAAATCTAGATTACCAAACCATCTTTCTGGTTTAAAGGTGTCTGGATCTTCAAAAACATCTTTGTTTCTATGTACGGCCAATGAACTTAGCATTACATGTGTGCCAGTAGGTATGGTTACTCCGTCTATTTCTACATCTTCCATCGCTACCCTGGATTCATTCCAAATAGGAGGAGACATTCTCAAAACCTCATTAATAAAAGCATCAACATCTTCTTCTTTAGAAATTTTTTCTTGCCAATCCTTATTTATCGACAAATAGTAGACTGCCCACTCCAATGCAAATGCAGTTGTTTCATATCCAACCAATAGCATAGTTATTGCTTCGTCGTACAGATCGTCAAGATCTATTTTTTTATTATTGTACGAATTGATGATGATATCTAAAAAATCATTTTTTATTTCTTTAGACTCTAATCTTTTGTCTACTATTTTTTTAGAAAATTCTCTTAACTTATCTCTTGACTTAAGCAATTCGTCATCGTACACACTGTTAGCAATTTTATATGATGCTGTAGATACATTCTCTCTTGCTTCCGTGAAATACTCGTCCATGCTTTCTGAAAAAAATATTTCTAGGATACTTTTGAAAACGAAAAACCCCATTTCCCTTCTAACGTCTACTTCGTCAGACCAGTTAGAAAGTAAAGAGTCTATGATTGTAGATATTCTATTTTCATATTCGACCATATGATCGTTGTGGAATGTTGGAGATATTTCTTTCTTGTTGTGCATATGCTTAGGTTCTTCACTGGTTATAAGACCTTCACCCAGGACATAGTCTAATGCTTTTAGTCTACCGCTTTTTTCAAAACTGTTGTATTTGTTTAGAGCAACATCTTCCACTGCCTTATTGGTAAATGCAAAAAATATGCTTTCTGAATTTATGCTGACAGATGGGTTTCCTTTTGTTGCTTTCTTTAAAAGCATAAATAGTTCAGGAGCGTCTGGAGGCAACATAACTTTAGTATACACCACGGATCTGAAAAATTATAAAAACCAAATAGCCTAAAATCTGAATATTTTGTCCAGATGTATGATACATACTATAAAAAAAATAAACACAAAAAAATAGTGAGCCCATAATAGACACACTATCGATCTTGCACTACATTTTGGGTGCGCTACCCTGTATCCAGCCACTATGGATGCCTATCAGTGGAGCATCTATACACACTGCCTGCCCCTGATGTAGTGTAGCCTTGTATAACTCAATAAATTCTAATACTCTATCCTTAGTATCAAAATGCATTTCTTTTGTAGCACCTGATGTGCTTGTTAATGTTACTTTCATTTAGTTACCCCCAAATATAAAGCATAGCGCTATTGCTATGACTACCCCAATGAATGCTCCTATTGGAGCGTAATCGGCATTCTCATCTAGCCAATCAATTGCATATGTAAAAGGATTCATATTTATTTAACTCCCATAACTCTAGACATATAGCGCTTAGCAATTCTAACCGCTTGAGGATTTAGGGTAGAGTTAAATCTACCTTGTGAGAAATCACTAGGATAAGCGTTAGTGATACGCTGAGCGATACGCACTGGCATACGCTTAGATGTAGGGGCATAACCCGCAGATGATAGACCGAAGTCTTTTGCAATATCAGAGCGAATCTCTGAGTAGTAGTTATTTAGTGAAGTCATTTTGACTTCCTTTCTTTTATTCGGTTAGACTTTCTAACCTTTTTCCTTGACCTAGGTTATTTGCTTATCTTATTTGATAAGGCTCACTAGGATTTTCTACTGGCAGGGATTTCGCCTATTTACTTTTTCTACCCTTATTTAATTTTTCTTATACTAGAAGTATAGCACAAAAATCTCAAAAAGTCAAGTTTAGACACGGACAAATCGGACATTTTTAATGTGATTTACACCACATTGGCACGTCCCGATCTTGTCAAGTCGACACGCCGATAAAAATAACATTGTTACGGAATTGTTATAATTCCCCCCAAAAATGTGACCTACATCATATGTGACCTACCTCACAATGTCCGATTTATCCGATTTATACCCCTCAAAATGTCAGACCCCCCTGCTATACTTACTAGTATAAAGAAAGTTAAGTGGTAAAGAAATCCACTAAGAAAGGTGGTCAAAAATGACTACACTAAATGAGAGTTTATTCTCTACAATTGTTCACGAATACCATAATGGCGGAGTAAAATCCTCTTATGGTTTAGACGCTTACACTAGAAAAGAATTGCTAAGATTTTTAATCTCTAGCAAGGCTTGCTACTGTATCAACTGTATAGATAAGGAGAATACTAAATGAGTATTTGGACTAAATTCGCTACTGTAAGCGATTACCCTAAAGGCTTAATGAACCTATGCCCTTGCGGTCAGGTTGTATTAGCCCCCGCCCTGTATCACGAAGGGCAACCTTATTGGGAAAATCCTAATAAGTGTAAAGAACTATTCGAAGGAGAAAATAAATGAGCACTATGCTACGCCTTGATTCAGTATGTGGAAAGACACATACATTCGTTGATGTCTATGACATAAATCTAAATCCTCACGGCTCTATCTGTTGCGATAACTGTGAGTCAATTCTAATGTGCCGTAAGGCTTGGGACTATCTATACAAAGGAGTCAAATAATGACTAAATACAATGTGCTAATTTCTTATGTCGTAGAGGCAGAAGATGAAATGAGAGCGGTATTCGCTCTAAATAAAACACTCTACCCACTTAGCGAAAATGAAATTGCTAAGTTTGACCCGTTTATGGTTGAGGAGGTAACTCAATGAAAACACTACAAGAAAAGTTAGATGAAAGCGCAAAAGCGTTAGAGCCAATACTTTGGGAATTACTAGATGAAATTGAGGAAAAATAAAAATGGAAAAAGATTTATTTGGATTTGCTAACGCAATTAATTTGGATCATCTAAACTTAGAACAACTAAAAGAGTTAGAAAAGATTTTAGATAAAATAAAATAAATAAAAACAAAAGTTGTAGAAATAAAACTCTACAATTTTTGGACGTGCCAAAAAGTTATCCACAGGCTGTGTATAAATAATGTGAGATTAATCACATACGACACGCCGTGTTTGGACTTGACTTTTTGACATTTATCTGCTAGTATTACTACTATAACAATTAAATAAAGATAAATAAGCAATGAGCCTTAGCAAATAAATGTGACCAGTATCACAGTGAGCCTAAGCAAATAAGTGCCCAATTTGTCAGACCCCCCTGCTAGACTAATACTATAAACAAACAAAAGAAAGGTGGTCAGAAATGACTTACACTATAACACTAGAAACCTTTAATGGTTCTACCAAAAAAATCGCTCTCCCTTCTCGTGGTGCGGTTGCTCAATTCCTATCAACTTACCCAACACAATTACCTGTTGGCGTATCTGTTAAGGTTGCTTGTGACGCTCTTGGCGTTAGTGGCACTCTTAGAGGAAAGGCGGTTCTATAATGATAAACTCCGTTCTATCTATCCCCTGCGATGAATGCCACTCAACTGGCTTAATCTTTTTTGGTAATGATAATGACTATGATGTAGAAACTTGCGAATGCGATTTTGGTATTGAGCAAGACCTAAACCAATTTAACAACTAAAAGAATAGGAAATAAAATAAATGACTAAAGTAGAACACACACTAAAGTTCGTAACCGAGTTTGATGAAACTCACCCAGTAGCAAAGCAGGCACTTTCAATTCCTCACTCAGAATTAATTGCTATGCTTGAAGGAATGCTAAAAGATTTGCTAGTGCCTGCTATCACGCCAGTGCTTGATGAAATAAATGCTAATGGGTCCTACGCAATTCTAAAGGTGGCCGAATAATGATGACTCGTAAAGACTATGTCGCAACTGCTGAAATTCTTGGCTCTTATAAAGATTTAATCGGTGATGAATTTTTATTTCAAGATTTAGTAAATGATTTTGGCTCAATGTTTGAGGCAGATAATCCAAGATTTAATTTTGAAACTTTTAGAGAGGCTTGCGAAAAATGAACAGACTTTTAACAACAATAGTTCAACTATTTTTAGCGGGTAGCGTTTTAATTTTATTTAAAATGATGTTGCCAATGCTAAAAGAAGATTGGCAAGAAATCAAAAACGATTTGCGAAAGTAAATTGTGATCCTGAGCAAGATTGAAAACTGCTCAAATTTTGGACGTGGCAAAAAGTTATCCACAGGCTTATCCACAGGTGTTTAAGAAGTTGTGTACGACACGCCCGAAATTTTGTGAGATTAATCACACGACTTGAGCGTCTCACTATTTGGATTTACTGGCTAGTAAGTTGATATTTTTAGTTTAATCATATAGACTTACATAGTAAGAAAAAATAAATAAAGAAAGTCTATCCGATACGGCGAGCCTAACTAAAAATGTCAGTGGGCTATGCTAGGATAGAATTATCAACAAAAAGAAAGAGGTCTGCCAATGGCTACCAAACTATACACAATAGAAAGCCTACTTGTAGGGAAAAACTATCGCTCACGCAACCGCCACTTTGAGGGCGAAATTGTATCGGCTCAAAAGCGAGAAGGAATTTGGTATGGAGAAAATACCGAAGCCTATCTAATTGAGGTCAATGCTAAAGGCTTGCGAAATAAATTTGCGACTATCGCAGTAAAGGTTGGTGAGTAATTATGGCTAGTGTTATTGACCAAAACGAATTCTATTGGATTTGGGATTTATCTTTCGTGTGTTGTGATGAAGTCCAATTTCGTTATCAGTGTAAAACCCATAGCGAGTTAATGGGTTGCTATTTTTGCGAATTTGATTACTCAAAAGATTGTGAGTGTGAAAACTAATGGGATACATAGAAATATTTAGAATTGACAATGAAGGCGCAGGTTGGATAGACTTGTCGCAAGCAAACTCAGATGAGTTATTTAATTTGGAAGTCGGCTTACTTAATGAAGGCGCACTATTTACTACTAAGGAGAATGACTAATGGACTATGAATACCTTGTAACTTGCCAATACGACTATGAGGAAAGCCCTCACTGGCAACAACGCTATGAAAACGAATTTGGTGCTTGGGAAAGTTTTTTCCGATTTACCGATTGGGGAATGGCTAACGAATACTCAACAGTGAATATTTACACACCAACAGGAAAGTGTTACACTAAAGTATTCTATCGAGATGGAAGGGTTCAGGTAAGAGCATAATGCCACTATACGAATTTACTACTTTCATAACTATCGAGGCTGATAGTCAAGAAGATGCCGTCCGTTGGTTCGATTGGAAAACCGAAGATTTAGAAACCTATGTCGCAGAAATTGAGGAGAAATAATAATGGGAAGCATAACCGCACTAGGAATTAAAGATGAAGTCTTAGACTTAGAAACACAATTACTTTATCACCTTAAAGGTAATCACTATCCACCTGTCCCCGCAGAAATGGTAAAACCTTGTATCGAGGCTATTGACGCATACTATGATGAGGACTATGACCGAATGATTGATATGCCTATGGTTGGCGACTTTCAGATTCTCTATAAAGGAATGACCCACGCACCTGCGAGGGCTATCATAAGCCAACACCACTTGGAATTTTGGCTACCTGATTGGGAGGAATAGAATGTCTGATACAATGGAAACTATGGAATTGATCCACGCAGATAACTTAACACCCGACCAATTAATGCTTGGTGATTTAATTAAAATTGGTGATGACATCGTTGAAGTTAATTTTATTGAATGTGATTCAACAGGAGATAACTACGACATACAAACCGAAAATGAATTTGGTGAAACAGAAGTTACACAGTATAGTTACACTGATTTAATTCCGTTATATGTTTTTATTGAACAAGAAGAATAGTTAAAAGTATTTTTGTGTGCTTCCCCGCACAAAAATGCACGTGGTCCACGTCCCGCCCTGTGAGATTTATCACATTTTAAGATTTGACATTTTTTGCCCCTGTATGCTAAGATTAAGTATGAAAAAAAACTCAGAGGAATTACGCAGACTTATGGAACTTCGCCGTTCTAATGCTGCCTCTGCGGTGCCTAATAAAAAGAAATACAACCGTAAAAAATGTCAGTCCGAACTGCTACAATTAAAAAAACAACAAAAAGGAGAATAGCCCCTATGGGAAATATCGCTGATGAATTCTATGATGAATACTACGCAACCACCTGCCCTTCTTGCCGTGAAAATGCGGTTGATGAATATGAAGAAAAGTGCACTCATTGCTTACTAGAAGAAATGTCCGCTCACTATAACGAAGACATTGCTCTAGAAATGAGTCTAGGCCTTGACTACTAATACACTTAAACTAAAAAGATCTAAAGATAGAAAGGTCGCTAATGCCGTCACCCCTAATGGAAAACAAGCAAGTATCGCAAATACCTTTGGCCTACCTGCTGGAAAGGCTTTCTCGTGCCCTGGTGCCACTAGCGTATGTGAAAGTGTATGCTATGCAGGAAAACTCGAAAAGGTCTTCCCAACCGTAAAGGTTAACCTATTGCACAATTGGTCCCTGCTGAAAGACGCAGACGGAGAAACTATGGTGCGCCTGCTTGATGAGATGATTGTTGATTTTGTCTCTGATTGTGAAAAGAAAGACGCTCCTAAGTTATTCCGTATTCACTGGGACGGCGATTTCTTTAACGATACCTATACCTATGCCTGGAAAGTAGTTATTGATAAGCACCCCGACATTCAATTCTGGGTATACACACGAGTAAAGGCTGCTGCACTTATTCTTAAGGATGTATCTAATTTATCATTGTATTTTTCTGCAGATAGCGAGAATGTAAAAACTGCCGTTGATCTAAAAATTAATAGCGGTGTGCGTATGGCATACCTTGCTAAGAATTTTGCAATTGGCCAGGCCGATGTAAAAGAAATGATTGGTCGCCCTGCTGCTAAGTGTCCTGAGAATAACAAACAAATTAAACTTATATCTCAACAAGGTAGCGCTTGCGTTTCTTGCTCACTTTGTGTATACTCTAAGAGTGACATAATTTTTTCTGCGAGTAAGAAATGAGATAAATGAATTCCCTGCAAATAATATTTTTAATTTGGTGCATAGTACTTTTATTTTTTCACCAATAAAAATTGCATGGGATCCACGTCCGCAAAACTTGATTTGTCAAGTTGCGACACGCCTTTAAGATGTGTTTAAGAACACACCCCAGAACCCCCCCAGGATTTGTATTTCTAACATTTTTTTGCTAAAATTATACTATAAGCAATTAACCCCCACAAGAAAGGCAAGACCCAAATGACACTATCAGGATACACTTACCAAATCGGTGATTTATTCACAACAAGCAAGACAGGCGTTACAGGTCGTATCGCTGGTTTTGAGCCAATGTCTAATAAGGTTACTAGAGTTTCACTTGTCCTAGCAAACGGCTCTCGTCGCTTGGCTATGGTCAAGACCTCTAAGTAATCTCACAATGTGAGAAATGTTAGAAATGGATTTGACATTTCTTTCCCCAAAATGTTATACTTAGGTATAACCAAATAACAACCCCTAAACAGAAAAGAGAAAAAAATGGCAGTAGCAACAGCAACATACAAGGTCGGCGACACTTTCACAACACAGAAGTCAAAGGTCAGCGGAGTAATTACAGAAATTACACCACAAGCAAATGGTAATGTTCGTGTTAAGTTAGATGTAAATGGCGCAACTCGTTACACAACTTGGACGGCAAAGTAAGTTTAGCAATAACGCTAAAGCAACTATCCTGAGCAAGATACAAAAAGGCTCACACACCCCCAACTAATACCCCACAAAAGAAAAGAGAAAACAAATGGCTAGAGGAAAAGCAATCTCAGTAAAAATCCCTACTCAGCGAGTAATCGCAGGACTAGAGGCATCACTAGCAAAACTAGAGATGGACTACGCAACACAAGGCGAAAACGAACGAAAGCACACACTTGCTTATGAGGCTTGGAAAAAGCAAATTGGTGAGTGGGCAATCGCTAACTTCTCAAAGGCTGAGAACCTTCGCACAAACTATCGTTCTTGGAACAACAACCTCAATGTTGATTTTGACATTGTAGTAAAAGAGGGAGAGTTCCCTACTGAACCTGAAAAGGATTTTGAGGTTATTCACACTCATACCTATAAGGAAATGAAAGAGGAAATCACAAACGCAATTCGCATCTTAAAGATGACAGATGAGGAAGTTGTAAATACTTCCACATACAATGCGGTTGCTCGTTATCTCTAACTAGATAATTGGGTGGGGCGTAAAAGCCCCACTCAGTTCCCTTGGAGTGAGTCAGGCTCGCCTGGGGATCTGATAGGGGTGGGTTCCAGACTAACGGCCGTGCCTACCCCTATCACACAATTTGTCAGACCCCTATAGTATAATTAAAAGAAACAAGCAGAAAGAAGGAAGCCCCCAATGGGATTAGATATGTATCTCTCAGCACGGAAATATGTTAGCAAAGTAGACTGGAAAGTCCTACACGACAATAGCGATTTATCTTATGATTCACCTGAAGCAATTCTTCCTGATTTTAAATCTATTGTAGATACCGCTGGCTTAGGTGATTTGGCCACAGATACTCAAGGCACACAGGTTTCAGTCGTCTGCGCCTATTGGCGTAAGTCAAATCAAATTCACAACTGGTTTGTCAATAATGTTCAGAATGGTGAGGATGACTGCGGAGAATACTATGTTTCTAAAGATAAACTAACAAGCCTGCGTGAACTATGTCGCAAGACTTTATTTGAAAAGAACCCACAATTGCTTCAAACTCGTGAAGGATTTTTCTTTGGTTCAACAGATATTGACCAATACTATTGGGAAGATATAAAACGCACAATTAAAAAACTTGATAAGGTAATTAATCATAAAGAGTTTAATGAATTATCATTCTACTATCAAAGTTCTTGGTAGTGATGATCGCATTGACAATTGTCAGTGGCCAGTAGTATAATTAAAGTAACCAACAAACAGAAAGAGGCCCCCAATGGACCAGCAAGATATATCAACACTAGCAAGCACAGTAAATGCAACAGAAGAGTTCCTTCGTGATTCTTTAGCCAAGGCAACATTGCGTGTAACTCAATTAGAGGAGCACATTCAAAAAGTAACTCAGCGCTCATATGCAGACTCTGCAGAACGCAACCGTATGGTTGAATCAATGCAAGAGTGGACCCTTAGTGAATTAGAGAGTGAAGATATCTCTGAGTCTCAAGCAGAATCAATTGCAGAAATTATGGGCTTTGAATTAGAAAAAGAATTCGAAGTTGAAGTTACAGTTATGTATTCTGTTACTGTTAATGCTCGCACTGAAGAAGATGCACAGAATGCAATTCACGATATTGATTTCGATACCGTCGATTATAACTCAGACAACATTTCTTATCTATCATCCTCAATTGATAGAATAGATATTTAGTAGGGGGCTACTAATAAAAACCTGAGCAAGTTTTAAAACTGCTCTCTTTTTTATAAAATTTTGCACGTGGAGTTTATCCACAGGTTATCCACATGGTGAAGATCACATTGTGAATTACGACACAGTTACGAAATGCCCCATTTATCCCCTGATTACTTATACGATTTGACTTTTGTCAGTGGGTGGGTGTATGATTAGATTATCAACAACAGAAAGAAGGAAATCGTGGCTCACGACTTAGAAACGCAAAATGGCAAAACCTCATTCGCATCATTCAGAGAACCTGCTTGGCACGGATTGGGAACAGTCTTTACAGAAGAAAAAACAACGGCAGAAATGCTACAAGCAGCAAATCTAAATGGGTGGAATGTTCGCCTAGAAGATTTGGAAACCCCTACACATCTCACAAGCGATAAGGCATATCAGTATGTCCTACGCACTAACCCAACAGATAACTCTCAGACAGATGTTCTTGGAATTGTTGGTGAGCGTTATCACCCACTACAAAATGAAGATTTGTTTTCATTCGGTGATAATATCCTAGACGGCGGTGGTCGTTGGGAAACCGCTGGTTCAATCAAGGGTGGTCGTGTCGTGTTCGGTGCTTTAGCACTAGAGCGTGAAACAATTCTTGACCCTAATGGTGTATCAGATAAGGTAAAAACTTATTTGCTCATCAACACATCACACGATGGTTCAATCGCTATTCAAGCAAGCATCACGCCAGTTCGTGTCGTATGCGCTAATACTCTTAACCTTGCGCTTGGTGGCGTAGGTCGTAAGAAGAATAAGGGCATCAAGCAATCTTTCAAGATTCGCCACACTCAGACCGCTAACGGCAAAGTTCAGATTGCTCGTGAAACTCTTGGTCTTGCTAATGCCTATATGGACGAATTTGATATTATGGCTAAGGCTATGATTGAAAAAGAAGTCAGCGCCATTGACTTTAACAAAATCATTCTTGCTGCTTACCCAAAGCCTGAAAAAGATGCTAAGGGTTCAAGCAAGAAATGGGAAAACAAGGTAGATATGATTAACGATATTTACACTGGTGAATTTAATGGTATGATTGCTGGTAATGCTTGGGGTGCTTTTAATGCGCTTACTGAGCGCCTTGACTGGTATCGTTCTGCTCGTGGTGGCAATAACGAATCCATTCTCGCATCAGCATCAGGATTTGACCCTGCTATCAACGCAGAAAAAAATCGTTTGCTAAAAGTAGTTCAGAATGTTATGTCTTTAGCATAACAAAAAAATTCCTGAGCAAGAATTAAAACTGCTCACCATTAGGTCCGTTAGAATAGTTGGTTAGTTCGCTACCCTGTCACGGTAGAGGTCACGGGTTCAAGTCCCGTACGGATCGCAAGTAAATAAATATGCACTGCAATGCATAAAAATTGCACGTGCCCCAAACCAGACAAATCGGACATAAAAATGTCAAATTAAAAAATCTTTACGAAGACTATAAAAGATCCCCCAAAATATCAAACCAAAAAATCTTTACGATAGAGTTGACATTTCCCCTAGATTATGCGATAATTAATATATGACCAAACAAGTGGCAATATATGAAATGAACTACTCCGTCTCACCTGGTGGTATTGACTGCTGGGAAGCAACCATTCAAGGTTATGGGGAGAGCACTACCGCCTCTGACTTTAAGACTGCTGGAGAGGCCCTTAATTGGGTGCTTGACAGATACCCTGCCGAAATGCTAGAATTAGTAGTAACCTCACACCAAGCCTACGAAAAGGAATATGTATGACCCTAGAAACAGAAACAATGGAAGACCCAACAATGTATGCAGATTACTATTCTTGTGATCTTGCTATCTCTATTACAAATATCAAGGCTAAGAATAGACATCACGCAGAAGCCGTTATGCAAACCTTCATAGATGAGATTGCTAAAGTAATGAGTGATGAACTTAGTTGGGATGACGCTCAATGGGATATAGAGGAGAATGTATTCCTACCTGAACTTGGTGAGTGGCATACAAAGTGAACACCATAGACGAACTAATCAATGAAATTTATGAGGACAATTTCTCTCACCTAGAGTTTGATGAAAATATGGGGGGAGAGGATTGTGACTGTCACATCCACATCACTCTTAATACTATGGCTAAATATGCTGGGATTGAGGTAGGCTAATGCTAGGCTATACTGAAACTGATATTGCAGTAATGACAGATGCTATTGAGGATGCTATCAAATCAGGCAGACTTTCTGATGAGATCACTGATGGTTTAGAGAAGGCTCAATCATTCCTTGATGGTTTATGGGCTGAGGGCTACTTTGACTAATGTCAGTGGCTACCGCTATAATTAATACATACCCCAAAACAAAGGACCCAAATGAAAATCAAGATATCGAAAGAACATAAAGAAGAACTGCAAGACCAAGCAAGCCAAATTGTATACTTTGAAGCCTCTATGTCTGATGAGGATGACGCAGTCAAGGGAACATACCTACGCCTTGTAGAGATTTACAAGGTTGCATTCGAGGCTGGAGTAAATAGCAAATGAAAGTTAAAATAGCCATTGAACAGATTGTAGATATTGATGAAGCAATGTCTAATGATATAGGGTTTGAACTCTATGGTCCACCTGATATGAGCACTGAGGATAAGGTTGATTATCTTATTGCTCGTTTTGTTGAGGACATTGATACCCTTGTTAAGTATGATGAAGTAATCCAGCAAGTATCAGTAGAATATATAGAGGACTAATGAACATTCAATCCCGTGAAATTACATACCGCACCATTGTTGAGCAAATCTTCTTTGAGGACGGCACAGAGTTAGTAGTAACAACTGGCTGGCCTGAAGGTGGCGGTGGAGACTTTGATGTTAAATTAGACTGGGTAGAAGGCGAAGCGCCTGAATGGGCAAAGGAGTATGTTCACAATGTGGAGTAAGTATACATTTGTTTGCGATCCTGATGAGTGCGATGCACTGGTTGAATTTACTGCTAGGGATGGCTTTGACTTTCCCCTGGGGGTAGTTGAAATGAAGTGTCCCTGTGGCAGGATGTTAAACTATATTAGTTATGAAGAGGCCTATGCTCCGATCATTACAGATGTGAGCAAGGTCACACCCTCAAAAGTTGTAAAAATCAACTCCAACCCCTATAATTAATATATGGACATAATCACATTAAGAGAACATCTAAAAAATCGCCAAGCCAGCCTTGAGCAAGACCTAGAGGCTTTTGATACACAGGACTCTATGGACTGGTATCACATTACTGGACAAGTCAATACAGTTAAATATATCTTAGGATTAATTAATGAGTGAGGCTATGGACTTAAAAACATTCCACGAATATATAAGACTGCATGAGATTAGCCTTTTGCAGGACGCAGACAAACTACAAAACCTAATGGACACATTTGAGGGTGACTATGATACAGATGAGTATCGTGACCTAGAGATTGAGGACATGCATAATACAGGTGAGATTATTGCTACCCGCCATTTCTTGTCAGTGCTAGAGGGTAGAATATAACTATGGAAACCACACAACTAGACCCACGACTACAACTCGCTGTAAATATGGGAGTATCAGGAACTGATATCCTACACGGAGAACTTAAGAACCTAATGCTTGAGGCTGAGACTGAATACCTTGAGATTGAAAAGGAAGAGCGTGAGGGTGGCTACTCTGACGCAATGCTTTCTATGGACCGCACACGAGCAGAAGGAAGGCTTGACGCTTATGTAGAAGTATATAATCTAACATATGCTTTATCATTTGCTATTGCAGATAGGATAAAGCGCCGTGGATAACTTTATTGAAATGGACTTCGATGACTGGTGTGACGCATACAAGCCAATCAAAAATCATATAGATACCAATGCCTCCTTTAATGGTGAAATGTTTGAAACCTATGGCGATGAGGTTGCCTTTGTTAAAGAGCAGCCAGAGGACCGTATCTGGATGTATGGTGATGGCGACGACGGTGGCTCATATATCTGGAGCGGCTGGGGATTTGTAAATAGACTAGGATACTTCATTACTGAAGTTCCTTGCCCACCCAACACAACAATTCAAATCAGAGTTAGTTATAACTGGTTCTACTGTGAGAACTGTGGAGCAGAGTTTGAGGACCCTGATAATACTGTTAGAGATGCCTTTGATGAGGCAGACTTGCCAAAATGCCCTCAGTGTGCTACACTTGAAGAAATGACCCTAGTAGGATTGGATAAGAAATGATACAAACAAATGATTTACAGTTGATTGGCGGATTTGCTGTTGACAGTGGCCAAGCAATGGTGGGAGACCCCTGCTATCTTGATGAGTGGAAAACAAATGCTGATGAAGAATGGAACCTAGAAGGTAAGGTTGGCGACTACTCTTATCACGGTGCCAGCGCTACGACAGTAGCCAACAACTTTGGAACTTTGGGTGACGGTAAGTCTGTAGTGTTTGATACTGGATACGGTGACGGCTACTATCCTGTTTACGCAGAGTTTAATAGCGATGGAAGAATCGCTAAGATTGTTATTGACTTTATTGCAGATGAGGAGCAAGACTAATGGGAGCACGGATTAACTATGTATTTCAAGACAGTGAGAAGGGCCCTAGGGTAGTTCTCTATAGTCATTGGGGCGAGACCGAATGGCAGCGGGACCTAGCAATGGCGCTGCAGCATTCAAAGCCTAGATGGTTTGATTCAGCATATGGAACTAGGATGATCATCAGTTATCTTATTAATGGTTCAGTATTGGATGAGACAGGGTTTGGTATCTATGCAATTGACAATGATGGCCTGGACCTAGGTGAGAAAACGGTCCTAGTCGACTTTGTTACTAAGACTGTTACTGATAATGTCTCTGTGCCCTTTGATAAATTTGTTGAGGCCTATCGGCCAACCCGCAGTGGTATTGCAGATTTAGTTGAGCAAATCTAGGTATTGGGTCACCTAGATTAATCGGGTGGAAGGGGCAGGCGTGGGGCTTGCTCTTTCCCCCACTTTTTGATACAATGGATACAAGGGAGAACTATGCGTATAAGCAGACGAATTACAGATGAGGAAAAGATTGCCAATAAAATGGGTAACATTATTGCTGACCTCAGAGTTGATTTGGAATTGGTCGGGGAATACTTAGCAAAATCTCAGCCCTATGTAGTGTATAATCGATTACAGGTAATAGCAGAGTCAGCAAAAGAAACTAAGGAAGGGACAAACTATGCCAACAACGGATTTTGATAGCAAGGCTTTAATCCTTGGACAACTATGGGTCAACTTTAAAACAGATGACGAGTGGTCAGATTTTATGGAGTATAACGATTTAGGTTTGCCACTTGCTTTTGCATTTGCGGAAGGAATAATTAATCATACACCAACACTAGAGCAATATATAAATGAAACCTGGAATTTATTTATTGAGGCTTTGGGAATTCAGGACGAAGGCTACGCACGACTTGAAGATATTTTTGTTGACGAATAATCAGTGACCCGAAAGGGCACGTGCCATACTTTTATCAAATTGTCAAACCACCAAACCTTCAAACCTTATTACGATCCAAACCAAAAAATCCCCAAACCAGGACATTACGAACCTCCAAAACTTTCCCCCTGCTGAACTTATACCATAGTTTGTAAGGTTTGTCAAACCTTTTTATATGGTGTTATAATTAATATATGAGTCCAAGACACTTTGCCAGATATGCTGAACAAGATCCAAAAGGATATAAGGCTTTCTCTGATTCTATGTGGAATACCTTTGTCACTGTTACTCATGCTATAGGTTTGTCACCTTTCTTTACCTTTACCCCCGAATTTTTGCAGGCCCGTGAAATTGAGCAGGCCACAGGCCGCTTCGCCGAAGGCGAAATCCCAGGGGATCAAGAGTAAACCATATAATAACTACCCTATATAGAATAACAAACCATTATCTCCTGGTTTCTTTAAATTCTATAAAGGTTTGTTAAAAAAACATTACGATTATCGACAATTTCTCCCTGGTTTTGGGAGATTTTTTTATGGGGTTTTAAGGTTTGAAAGGACTTGACAAACCATTATATCTGTGATATCATCCGCTTCGGGGATACAAAGGTTTGAGGTTTGACAATATGAAGGTTTTGTGATAGGGCCCCGCTCTCCAAAAAAAGATTACGAACGCATCGTTAAAAGCGCTCCCTACTCCACTATCCTCCACAACGCTCCACTTCTAGAGTGTCTAATAATATTATCAGTAAGATTAATCTGTGGATAACTTGTGGATAACTCTGTTGAAAACCATGATATCATCACCCTATGGACCTATGGATTCTATACATTTATTGGATTTACGGTATGATCGGACTCTCTGGCATATTGGTTTTGATGGCAATCTACGAATCATTTAAAAAGTAATATGCTATAATAAACATATGACAACAGACCCAACAACAGAACACGAACTCAGTGACATCAAGTGCACTCAATGCTATTACCTATTGGCTATTGATCCAGATAAGCCTGATGCACCCTATTACTGTCCAACCTGTGGATAACTAAATGTTAACCCTTATCTTGATACTAATCACTTGGTATGTAACTAAGTACTACTACACACAAACCTTTAAACTCTCAATGCCTACTTCAGACCCTAATATGGTTCATGCCAACTGTGCTAAATGCTCTCAAACCATCTACACCCATAGAGATAATCTTCGTGCCCCATTCTATTGTTTGGCTTGTAAGTAATGCTAGATGTCCTATGCTTTGACTGTGGTGGTATGTTCCAAGTAGCCTATGGCACAAAAGACATTACGAAGCAGTGTCCAAAATGCCAGGGTAAATAAAGATTACGATACACCCTTTATAGCCTTATTGACCATACGGATCAAACCTCGTCTAGTTATCTTCGACGCATCAAATGTCTCCGTATAACCCCCTTGTGGCATATCTGCCTTATCCAGGAAAGAACCATGCTTTTCCCTTAGTGTTCTTAGTACTAGGGTTTCTACTGTTCTTGCTTTATCCCGTTCGGAAAATGCCCAATACTTGATTAATATCCAGCCCTTGGTCCTATGGCTTGCAAACCTTCTACCTGAGACATCTGATATGCCTATCTTGACAGCCTTATATAGTGGGCTGTATAGGATGTATAGTAGGGTCATTACTCTATTATACTTGACTTGTCCCGCAAATTTTGCTATACTTGGATTATGCACATATTCAGAGTATCTCTACTAGATTACGCTACGGCATTTGATCTTGATATCTTTGCCTCAACTGAAAAAGAAGCCAGAGCAATGGCACAAGCAGAAGAACCTAAGATGAACATTACGAAGGTGGTTTGTCTAACTACTATTGAGGCCATATGATTAATATGGAAATCCCTGATCCATTCCAAACCTTTGTAGCCAACAAATATAGAAACTATAAAGGTATGGTTTATGACTTCTTTGCTAAGGAGTGGTATCTTAAGACTGCTTGTTGTGGTGAGGAACTTTATGCCCCGAACAAAAAGACAATGACTAAGATAAGGCTATACCATACAAGAAATGAGTGCCTAGGTGGATATTGATGAGTTTATGAAGGACCCCTGGAAAAGGTTTAATGAGATGAGAAACACACCACATGAATGTGATTACGATTACAGGATAGACTCCTCTGGCAAAATGTTCTTTGAGATATGCCGTCTTTGTCTTGACACTAAAGGTATAGTTGAGATGGGGGAATAGGTGGATACTGAACAAACCTTCGATCAAGAGTTTACTGTTGAAGACATTACTAAGGCCATTGTAGAACAGGCTAAGGCTGAGGTTAAATCTCGCTATGGTAATAAGAAAAGACATAGACAATGAACAAGTGTTATGCTAAAAAAAATAATGGCAAAACCTGCTTTGCAAATACAACTGGCTCAAATCATTTTTGCCACATTCACGATCCTAATGGAAAGTTCAGACAACAACTAAAGCGTAAGGGTATGGGCAAGGATTATGTTGTTAGGTGTGAACATACTTGGTATATGAGAGAGCATGGGATTACCTGTACAAGATGCCTAATGATTTGGGAGAGTGATGAGAATAATAGTCTGTCCGATTTGTAAGAAGGAATGGGATCTTAGATGGGGTATCTTTGGACATGATTCCCTTGCTCGGCATATGAAGGCTACTCACCAATAGTGCCCGTATAGGGCATATAGAGGTTTATAACTTCTATTTTGCGCCGAAGTTTAAAGATTTTTTCGTAGTGTATAATGGATATATGTCGTATATAGTTAATAATCAGCCAGTAGGACACCACCCAAGCGAAATCGAAAGAGCGCCATCCTATCTTGATTTTTTTGAAAAGATCGGAAACTCTGCGGACAACATCAAGGTTATACCAAACTTCCTATCTGATGAAGAGATCGAGTATATGCTCACCCATTTACAAGAAACCAGAAGAACTAGTTTTGTTTCTCAGAAAGATAATGAGGGCAACCCAACATCCTGGATTCACAACTATCAGGGGATTGTAGACAAATATAATATATTTGAAAGAGTTTTAGATGAAGTCAAAAAAGCATATAACCACGACAATATTAAAAAGAAAGACCTTGAATACCTGAATATTGCAAGATGGGATAAGGGTACCAAGTTAACCTTACATGTTGATGATCTTGGATATGTTACAGACAATCATCTGCCAACACTTATATATCTCAATGATGACTATGAGGGTGGAGAATTAGGATTTGCTACACATAACCTTGTTATTAAGCCTAAGCGGGGTGACCTCATTATGTTCCCTGGAAATATGCATTATGCACACGAAGTCTTTGAAGTTTTGTCTGGGGTAAGATATACTGTCCCAATCTGGTTTACAATCCCATAGTGTATAATTAAACAATGACAAACAATAACTCAGAAACTCATCAGAAGAAAAGAAAACTCTTAGATGGCTCTGAGGTAAATGATTACGATCATCCAATTGATTTGATCTTGCACACAAAAGCACCTGGCAAATGGAAACTGATAGACCTTGAAACTGGTCAGGAGTATCTTGGATCAGATATATCACATGAAACATTTGGAGAACTTTTAAGAAGCAAAGTAGCAAAGGCTAAGATAGGATCTTGGTTTAAAACAAAAGGAAGAGTAATAAAAAATGGATAATAAAAATAAACCAATCACATTTCACTGGATGTGGAGAAGACACTGGCAGATCAATGACAGTATTGAGAATTTAGACCTAAACGGAATTCTTAATATGGCCAAGGAACTAGATGGTGCAAATGTAAAATCTGTTTTGCTACCATATGGCCCAGGTGGTATAGATTTCTCTTTAGTTATATCTGACGCACTACAAAAAACAAACCAACTAATTATGACAATTGCTTTGCCAGCATACGGAACAAGCCCTGACTATGCTGCTAAAATTTGTGAAACATTAAACCGATTTGCTCCTGGAAGAATTGGTGTAAACCTTGTTGCTGGAAGATGGGGAGATGAAGGAAATGGTCCTGCAGAAAGAATAGTTCTAGAACACTATATGCACGATCCATCACTAATAGATACTCTTGAAAAAAGAGTTGCTATCTCTGCAGTCTGGATGGATAAGGTTATGGATTTGATGAAGACGCACCAACATAAGACACATATGGCTGTTGTTGGTTCTTCAGACACTACTATTGAAATAGCAAACAAGCATTGTGAGTATATTTATGTAGATGATAACTTACTATTTAGAGATCAATTTAAAAAGATTGATCTTAATAGAGTAAAGCCAATAGTTATTATCGATCCTCTAATTATAAATCATCCCGACGAAGAGCAAAATGTTAGATACGATAAAAATGCACCAGTAAGAAAGCAGCATCACCATGTTAAAGGAACTATGGTTGATGTTGTTAGACAAATAAGACAGTTGTCTGAACAATTTGGAATATATGATTTTATGATACATACCGATCAAGAAGACATTAGTAAGTTGCTAGAATTAGTAAAAGATTTTAATAACATAGTTATCCCAGAACAAAAGAAGGTGGTAATATCTGAACTTACTATAGAAAACTTTACTAAGATTGGAAACAATCCTAATAATGTAAAAATCTTTAGTAACTATCTAAGTAAAGAAGAGTGCAACAACATTATAGAACTAATCAAGGATACAGAGACAAGCAATAATCGTCCTCTACAGCCTGATAGCACTGGAAAGCCTACCTTGTCTTTACTTTATTACGACTCACTAGACTATTCAGAAAGATATATACCTCAAATAAAATCTTTGGTGGAAGAAGAGTATGGTGTTAAACTAAAGCCAAGAAACTCTCGTTTTGCTGAATGGGTGCATAATAATAGTCCAGTAATTCCAATAGACGACTTAGGACATAAAGATTCAAACCATTTAGCAGGATGGGTATATCTTAATGACGATTACGATGGTGGAGAGTTGTCTTTTATTCATCAAGGTTTATCATTTAAGCCCAAGGCTGGTGATTTAGTTCTATTCCCTGGAAATATTCACTATTGGTATCATGTTGCACCAGCAAATGGATCAAGATACATTATGCCACTATGGTTTGATTTTGTCTAATGGTATAATGATTCTATGAAGAAGTCTAAATGTTTTTTTTGTGATAAAGACGCAACGCATTTTGATATTGTCGTTAATCATTCCGACTATATTGTTGCTGATGTGTGCTTTGGTCACCTATCCATGGGCTTAGTGTCGTGAAATACAGACCACATTTAAGCACATACCCAAGAAGCGGATCACACTATTTTGATAGACTTTTTGAAAAAGAATCAGGATTTCGTATTGAAAAAACTCATACCGTTAATTGGGTATTTGATAAAGATCATAATAAGCAAAGGGTAATAATTACCATAGCAAGAGATCCTAGAGACAGCATTGCCTCATACATTGCAGCGGAACATCGTGGTGTTTATGAGGTTACATGGCAAAGAGTTAATCAAATTGTATCAGAATACATACTTCTTTATAGTTTTTTATATGAGCATGCAGACTATGTTATAGACTTTAATGATCTTGTTAAATACCCAGATACCACAATTAAAAAGGTAATAGAACTATTAGATATTAAGGAAGATGAGCATCATCTTTTTGATGGAGATTACGGACAGCCAGATCCCTTTTTTGTTGAATCAAGCAAAGATTTGCCAGACTACAATAAAGATTCGTTAGATGATCTCAATATTGGTTTGTGCTATTACTATTACAACAAACTTTTAGAAAAAAAGATAATAATATAACGATTTGACTAAACTATTACTTTAAGGTATACTGTATATATGGAACAATGGATCAACGACTATGCCCACTGGGTACTTGCTCTTATCGGCGTGTCTGGAATTTATTTTGTTGGAAGAAAAACAATTTGGGGCTGGTTTGTTTTATTGTTTAATGAAACATTATGGACTGTTTATGGTCTAGTAACTAAGCAGTATGGATTTATTGTTAGTGCAGTAGCGTATGGGCTTGTATATATAAAGTCATACATACACTGGAGAAGAGAAGAATGACTTTTCTGACAAGAGATATTTTAAGTTTTTATAAGTTTAACGAAAAAAATGATGCTAAAGATAAAGACTATCTAATAAAAAACTTTACCAACACCAGCGAGTTTGGTTACTTTAAACCATATGCTAAAGATACTTTCTTTAAAGAGTGGAACCAAAAAGATCCTTTTGTTGGAACAGTTGATGAGCACAACACATACGAGATTAATCGTTTTGGTTGTCGTGGAGAAATTGATGACAATTCAGATGTTCTTGCATCTGGTTGCTCTATAACTTTTGGAATTGGAGTTCCAGAACCTGCTAGATGGACAAACTTTTTAGGTAATAAGATTAATAAAAGCATTGTTAATTTAGGCAGTCCTGGAGCATCTGTAGAAAGTATTTGTAATAATATTATTCAGTATTCCCTAAATAACAAAATGCCAAAAGAAATCTTTTGTTTGTTTCCAGACTTTTTTAGAAGTGTAGTTGTTATTGATAAGGAATTTTACAAATCAAAAAATGATAAAAACTTTCCTGATTGGGATCATTTAGAATTGACCTACTGCAATCCAAAAATTGATGAGTATAAAAGTTCTTTATTGATGGAAGTAAAAGATAAAAAATATGTAGAAGACGCAACTTCCCCACACCAACTAATTTTAAATTCTATAAACTCTATTTACATACTAGAATCATTCTGCTTGACAAATGGCATAAAACTATATTGGACAACCTGGGACATAAATACTAACTTGCTTATGGAAGAACTTTTAAATATTAAAGATTTTAAATTAAAAAACTTCACATCATTTTTTCCTGCCAAATCAATAAAGCCTTGCAATACTTTTGTGCAAGATGTTTGTAAGTCAGATCACAACTCTGAGTTTAAGGATAATTTATGTTGGTCAGTTGGATCTGATTACTCAATCATTGATAGTAAAAAGACAACTGGCTATGCTCATCCAGGAATTCATTTTCAACATCATGTTGCAGATCTATTTTATAATTTGACACATAGAACGCCGACTGATATAATTAAGATATGAATGTTGATCAATGTGAATTATGTAGCCTAAGCAAAGAATCCGATTGGTTCTGGAATGCCCATCAAACAATGAGTGATGGAAAGATTTGGTGTGTCAATGCCAAAAGATCCTAAGATAATGACCATGGACTGGCGTAGTCTTGGGTATTGGCCTGTGTGGAAAGATGGAAGGAAAGTCTGGGTACCTAAAGATGATAAATCATTCAACGAAGACACAAAGAACTAAGATCCTTCCATTAAGATGGATTGGAAATATATGCGGAGAGTTTGCAGGCAATCATATAGTTAAGTGTGTCAATATGGACGAAGACGAAGAGTATGGATGGAGATATAAGTACCATGCTTTTATGTGGAAATATCTTAATAAACCTTACGAATGGTGGGGAACATACTATATGATTGATATGGATGCGTGGAAGAAAAGTTTAGATAAAATAAAGATTGACATGTCTGATTCAGGCTGGGATGATTATGATGAGTTTGGGAAAGCGTACTGGGATAAAGATTAGCCAATATTACCAGAACCAGTTACTGATCCAGTTCCAGTTACTGACTTAACACCGTATGGTGCCCAGTTATCGTTACTTCCTCCACCTACTGCAGGGGGATATCCTGGATTGCCAGGGTTGCTAATTCGAATGAAGTATGCTCCGTCAATACCGTATGGATCTCCATCAGTAACAACTGTGTCTCCGATGGCATAAAGTGCTCCATTGTTATATAGTCCTTGATAGTTTGGTGGTGTTGTCATAAGATTATTATATCACTTGTTTTGACATACCCTGCCAAGTAGGGTATAATTGAAGTATGAGTATAGATGAAATGACATTACGAGAAGAGATAGCAAGGGAAATAGAATCGTTGCCAATTGACTCTTCAGTTACAAATGCTTTAGGTATGCGTATTGCTGCTGCAAAAATTGCAAGAGGAGAGGATAACTATATGACTAAAATTTTTGAAACACAGGTGGACTTTGAATGATTAGCCTTTTCTTTTTAATTCCAGCATTCCTAGTGGGCTATGCCGTATGCTACTTTGTTATGACATATCATGTTGATCAGAACTAGTCCTGTAACCCCAGGAGTCATCTTTGATGTAGATGGCACCTTAGCCAATGTAGATCCATACCTTCACCTTGTTCGTGGTCCTAATAGGGATTACGATGCCTTTCATGAGGCTTCTATCGATGCCCTGCCAAACTTTGAAGTAGTTCAAATGCTTAATGAGGCATTCTTTGATCAAAGACACATTATAATTGTCACATCAAGAAAAGAAAATTGGCGTGGACTAACCTCTCGCTGGCTTGCTAAAAACGACATCGGCCATCACGCACTGTACATGCGTAAAGATGATGACAATAGGCCAGACTATGAAGTAAAAAAAGATATCTTAACTCAGATTAAGAAACATTGGAATATTCTTCATGCCGTAGATGACAATCCAAATGTTATTAGGCTTTGGGAAGAGCACGGAATCCCTACCACAAAGATTGGGACTTGGGATGGAAACAAATCTTGACACACATACCTCAGTATGGTATGATTAGTTTATGAGCAAACGAATTAAGAAAGTATATAAGTGTGTTGAGTGTGAAACCATGATTACTATTGTAACCAAGGTTCACGAACTCCCAGAGTCCATAATTTGTCCTTGTGACAAAGTAGCAGAAAGCCAGTGATCTAATGAAAAAATCAAACAATAAAGTTTCTCAGCATAAGATTAAAAGAGCAAACAAAAATAAAAAAAGAGTTCAGGCCAAGCCACACTTATCTAAATTTGAAAGACAACAGGCTGCTCTGAGATCAGAAATTATTGGTCAGTCTATGTTCCAAGCATCTCAAAATATTTAGGAGATATATAATTGGTAGATCAAGATGAATTAAATAACATATCAAAAGAACTAAAGCGTTACATTATTAATCAACATATGAAAACATATTACTATTCGACTTTCGGAATCCTATGTTTTTTGCTTGGTACATTTTTTGGCTTACTAATTAAATAAGGTCTAGCACCAGTAGCCAAGTTGGTTAAGGCCCCGAACTCATAATTCGGTTATCGTAGGTTCAAGTCCTACCTGGTGTACTCTGTCTTCATCGTCTAGTGGCCTAGGACTCTGCCCTTTCACGGCAGCAACACGGATTCGAATTCCGTTGGAGATACAATACCTCTGTAGTTCAGTGGACAGAACGATGGACTTCTAAGCCATGCGTCGCAAGTTCGATTCTTGCCAGGGGTACAAATCATTTGTGGTGTATAATTACTGCATGGAAACAATAACATGCAAGGATCTATGGAAAGAATTGATGGTGGGAGAGCCAGACAGTCAGAATGTTGTGGCATGCAAAGAAAGACTATCTACATATTCTAAAGATGATTGGTCTGTAATGGCTAAAGAAGCAACTGATCTAACAATAATGCTTGGTGAGTTAGTTAAATACAATGTTCCAATAGAAAGTAAACTTGCAGAAAATGGTTTTGATGCTTTAATAAAACATTTTTATGATTGGTTTTTTACTATAGATAAAAATAATGCTGAAAAACTTGCTTTTATATGCTCTACTCACCCAAGATACATAATGTTTTTCGATGGATACTATCCTGGATTGTCAAAGTATATAGGAAAAATTGGTTTCCGTTATTCATACAAACTTACAAAATAAATTTATTTTTTAGGATGCTTTGGTTCGTAGGGTTCAATCTTAGATTTAATACGACCATCTTTGTATAGTCTAACAATCCATCCATCTTTAATCTGAATAGGATTAAACGCTGTTGCTTTTTTCTTTGGCATTATATAATTATATCATACCGTTAAGCCTGTTGTGTGTCCTGATCCTGTGGCAGTTAGCACAAACCACCTCACACTTTTCAATCTCTTTTTTGATAGCCTTCCATGAAAAACCATCATGGATCATTCTAGATATATTATATTTCTTGTCTCTTATATGATCAAAGTCTAGAATTATATGGTTACCAACACCACAGTCTACACAGCCAGAATCTTCCTTTATTTTGGCAAGCATCCTCTTAAACTCTTGCTTGTTATAATGGTCTAACTCTTTGTCAGTCATTGCTTATATTATACCGTGAAATATTAAGCCCCACACAGGCAATTCACCTGACTTGCGCCACGGTCTCTATCCAATGGGTAACTAATCCATCACTAAGGTCCTGTGTGGGGACATTTATATTGTACTACTTAATTGCGATTGTTTTTGGTAGTTTGTCTTCTGGGATCTGCTTCTCAAGTTTGATATCTAAGATACCATCCTTAAACTCAGCCCCAACCACCTCAACAAACTCAGGAAGGGTAAAGATATCAGTAAACTTACGAGCAGCAATGCCCTTATGTAGATACTCTGCACCCTCTGGTAACTCAGCATCCTGCTTTTCGCCCTTGATTGTAAGTTTGCGATTGTCTAGCGATACTGAGACATCATCCTTAGAAAATCCAGCCAAAGCAAATGAAAGAATATACTCTGTATCATTTAGTTTGATTTGGTTATAAGGTGGATAGTTTGTTGTTGTTGTTACCTTCTGTAGATTTGAGAAGGTATTGAAAAATGGATCATTAAAAAGATCCAGTGCTGTTTTTACCATTTTATTCCCCTTTCAAGCGAATAAGTTAATTTACCCCCCATTTGGGCAGGTATTAATATTATAGCATAAGAAATGAGCAGTTTATAGACGACTGCTCAGGTCTATTAGCCACGAAGATTCAACTCCTGCTAACTTTCCCATCAAGGGAACATCCGTTGTAAAACCTTTTAAAGTCTCATAGCGGAATAGTATCTATTATACTACTTCTTTTTTACTGCTGTTTTCTTTGCTGGTGCCTTCTTAACTACCTTAGCAGTCTTGAGTGCTACCTCAACCTCTTTAACATCTGGCATCTTGCCAAATGCCAAGTCATTAGGGTTGGCTGCTCTCAATACTACGGGGACAAGTGCTCCAAGTAGTGAGTATGCTAGTGTCTGTGGATCTGTCACTCCAGAGGCATACATTGCTGTTGCTGCTCCAAGAACTGATCTTCCATATGACGCTAGTGCTCTTTTAATTTGTTCATTCATAATTTTCCTCCTAGGATATTATTTTTGTTAGTGCTGTGAATCCAATCCATAGACCAATAATTCCTGCGACTCCCGCAAAAACTGGTGGTGCTGGGACTGGTAATTTGAATGCGGCAAATACTACGCCACATCCAAAACCTGTTAGTGTTGACAAGATAACATCTTTCATCGATAACCTTTTTCTGATAGTTCTTTATAATGATTTAAACAAACATCAACAATTGATGTCTCTGTTCCGTATATTTTTTCTGCTTCAAGTTCACACTCAGACACATTGCATGAATAGAACGCATCAAATGCACGATCCTGATGTGGCTTGAATTTTATCATCTGACTAGTCCACTTTCGGGTCTTACACGGCTAGATCCTTCAATTGTAAACCATAGAGTAGAGGAGTATCTTTCTTTTACAGTATTTTCAAGAACTTCGTGCCAGTAGTTTTCATTGCTGGGAAATGTAATAAGACTATTAGACTTTGGCTTAATCTTAAGATTATGATCTGTAAAGTTTATTTCTCCTCCTTCATAGTCATCGTTAATATAGTATATTGCTGCAAAATCCCCCGTAGTATCTGCATGCTCATTCATCTTGTAGCCTTTTTCAAACTTAATCAGGTGTACTTCTTTTCTTTCAAAAACATTAAGACTTACATTATAGGTTTCTCTGCATTTTTTATCGGCAATCCTAAAAACTTTTTCTAATATACTGATGATTTGTTCTGGCATTCCATCTTTAAAAAATTTAACACCCCAAGGCTGAGTAACCCAAGAATCAATATTGGTTGTATAATAAAGAAGTTGTCTATGCTCTTCTATAGATAAAACATTTTCTGTAATTTGTATATTGTCTACAGAATTTCCTAATTCAAATATTGTCATTTTTATTTATACCATTCTGCATTTTTGTTAAAAGTAGAACCAGTAAACTGAAACCACATAGATGTGCTATATCGGTCTCCACTTCGAATCGTAAGTACTTCATGTAAGTAATTTTCATTGCCAGGAAAGAAAACAACACTGTTAGGCTTTGGATGAATCTTTACATTGTAATCTGGAAAGTTTATCTCTCCGCCAACATAGTCGTCATTAATATAGTATATCGATGCAATGTGATTTGACTCTACTGAATCTGTATCTATATGTGGATACAAAACAAGACCCCGTGGAAACTTAATTAAAACAAGGTTGTCCCTTTTAAAATCATTAATCTTTACATCATAAAAATCTGTGGCAGTATTTTGAACAAATACAAATATTTTTTCTAACATATTTAAAATGTCTTGTGGCATCTGGTCTGGACCAACAGTCTCGGCATCCCATGGCTCGTGAACCCATTCTTTACGGGCCTTTACATACTCAAGTAAAACTGTGTGCTCTTCTTCAGACAAGACATTTTCTATATATCGAATGTTTTCTGCAGAACTTCCTATTTTTTCAACATTTTTTAAATAGACTTCATCTTTGTTTGATGGATCATTAATCATGTATCTATTTTACCATAGTCTTCTGGTAGCAGTTTCTTTAGTTCTTCATATGCTCCAGTGATTTTTTTCATAGAGTAGTAGTTGGGAGCCATAGATCCGACATCCCCATACTCTTTAAAATAACTAATCTCTGGCTCAATATCACTAATAAACTTATTTAAAGATGCTTGCACTTCGTCTATATAGGTGTATGCCCAGTCACGAGAATCTGAAATAAATTTTAAAAAGTCTTCATTAGACTGTTCTTGCTCTGTTTTTGTTTCTTGTTTTTGTGCTTCCTGGATCATCATAAAATCTAGCATATTGGCAACTATCTGTATAGTCTTTTTTCTTTGAATGTAAAAAAGAAAACCTAATACCGTAGATGTGACTGATAAAATAACTAACAATATCGGCTGGATCATAGTTCTTTGCCACCCTCTCTAACTAGAAGAACAATTGCTCCGTTATCCTCTAGTGCCTTTTTTACACGAATCATATATTCAATAGCCTGCTTTTTTAACTCCACAGTTTCTAAAGACATAAAGTCTTTTTCTTTTGCTTTTACTGTTATAAAGTCATCATTATCTATAATCTGTAAAGAAAAATTATTAGGAGCATGAAGTGATCTAAATGCTCTTCTCATTGCGTCTGTGTACATATTACTCCATTGTTAATGATTGCCATGTCATTCCCCAGTCATTTTTGCTCTTGTGGCTAGAGAATTCTTTTGATATCTCTCCATTTTCTAAGTATACCCCGCCCCAAACACCCCACTCTTTACCTGAAATTCCAACAGAAAAACATTCTTTTCTTACTGGGCAGGAAAAGCATAAAGCATCTATTGCTGGCCTTAGTATTTCATCATCTTCGTATTTGTCAAAGAATAAATTTGTGTCATAATCTAAACAAACAGCGTTGTCTTTCCATTTAAATTTATTCAATTAGATCACATACTTATCAGGAATTTCCCAACCTAGATTAGAAGGAACAAACTCTTTTTTCATTTGCCATTTGTTGTTTTTATAAATGCCAAACTTTGAAAAGTATGCCTTCTCTGATGGAAATGTTTCCACTACTGTCCATCCATCCCAAGACAGTTGTCTGTTCTTGTTGACTATTGATTCCATAGTCTCTAAAGAATTAATTAACTTCATAGTGTTTCCGTTCTGTTTGTGTGCAAAGCACTGGCTTATGTATATTCTATTTAAAAATTATATACATTTGTATTGATGTTGTGTAGTTTTGAAAAATGAACAAGTTTAGACATTGGCTCTTTTGGTTTACATAAAAAAGCAAAATGATTTAACTCTGAAATATTTGTTTCAATCCACCAATGTGGAACAGGCTTATACTTAATACTTTTACCACGAGACTTTAAGCCTCTTTCTGATAAGTTAACAAACTCCATGGCCATCATATTAATGTTTTCTGGTCCTGCAGAATACAAATAAAATTCTTTATCTTCTTCTGTTAATTCAGATAAGGCAACAGCCATAGATCTAAGGAAGATCTGGTAGTCATCAAAACTACTGGTCCCCTGAACTCCTACTATCATTGCCAATCCCTTCTCTTAATTTATCCATTATGAATAACATCTTGTCTAATTGTACCTTATCCATGTGTATCGTGTCAACTTGTTCTGCTGCTTCCTTATCGATAAGTTCATCAACTAGTGGTGCTTTATAAAAAATATTGTCCTTGATCCAGTACGCATCATTATCAAAAATAATAACCTTTATGTTTGTTTTATCATAATGAAGGTTTGCCTGAGTTTTAACCTTTATTCTTCTTGCATTATTTTTTCTATTGCTATATCGGTGCTGCAACATTGACTGACTAATTATAGGCTGCCGATTATTCTTTATATTATTTCTCAGGATGTATATGTATAATAGCAAAATGATAGTTAGAGTTGTCCCAATAGCACCATAAAAATTATTCATAAATACTCCTAGACACCCAGTATATCAGTTTTTGTTAAAAAGAGCCTTCACTATTTCTTCAATGACCACTCTCTCATCTTTTGGTAAAGACTTTATGGCTAAAGCATCAAAGCCTTTTGGTCCTAACTTTACCAAAGGATCTTTCTCTGTTATATTCATGTCAAGGAAACCTTTTTCCCAAAGCATTAAGGTTACTTCTGAAAAATATGCAGACAAGTCCTCGCTAAGCCTAGCATCAATATCTTTAAGCCTCTCTGTAGGCTTATACAATGGCTCTCCAGTCTCAGAGTCTTTACCTGCAAACTCTAAGCCACCATTTAAAACTAGGTTGTCAACAATATCAAAGTCATCACTCACTTGCCAGACTTCTTTCTGGCCTTTGTAAGTGCAGCGAAATCTTTAACCTTTGTATCTCCAAGGTATCCCCAAGCATAACCATCGTTGATCATCATGTCATTAAGAGATACTGTGTTGCCATCTACATACACCCAGCCTAAAATGCGACCATACTTTTCAGATGAGTCCATCTTTTCAGTCTTAATTACAACAGACTTAGCATCCTTTAAAGACTTCTTTAGGTACTCTTTAGCCTCTAATCCAAGTGCCTTTTCAGCAAGATCCTTTGTGCGAGACTCAGGGGTATCAATACCAGCCAGCCTTACACGAGATGCAAACAGGATATCAAACCCTAAATCAATAAGAACATCGATGGTATCTCCATCTACTACATTCTCTACTTTTCTTACATAGTATTCATACATTATTTTCTCCCCCATTTAACTTTATTCCAACCACGCTCATGGAAGTAATAAAGGACTGTCTTTGTAAATACCTCAAAACTTGCAATTGCTCCAGCCGTAACTGGCTCTTTGGTTATTGCCCAAGATATTACAAAAGTATCTGCTGTACCAATAATACGCCAAGTGATTGCTTTTAATGCTGATCTTTGTTTGGTTACATTCATGAAGGCCACTCCATATTGTTTGGCTTAGTTATCCAAACCCAAACCTTAGATGCCCATTTCTTTACGCTTTTGCGTAGCCGATATAGCATGAATGTCTGCCCCCAAATCTACTTGCTCAATCTTGTATCCTACATCTCTCCCGTATACAATGTTAGTAATGTTAGGTAGTCTTAATACTAATGCCCCATCCATAAACTCATCCTTGGCAATATATTCTTTTACCTGATCAAACTTAAGTGGATCCTTCTCACTTGTATTATAGGTGTTACGGACTCCAAGAAGAACCTGTTCTGTTCTGTTCCCAGCCTCTTTGTAAAGTGCATGATGACCTTCATGCCATGGCTGATAGCGACCAAGCATTAGTGTTGTTGGGGCAGACCAGTCATGTAGGTTAAACTGATTAATGATTACCGATGCCTTTTCATTTGCATCCCATTCATGGCTTATAAAAGCAATGTCATAGTTTGTTGGCATTTCAAACATCTTGTTGGTGTCTTCAAATCTTCCTTCTTCAATCGTGTTCATGAATACCAAAATGTCTGGCTTGCCAAACGCTACACGAGTTAGATCTGTTGGGCATACAAAGTCTACAATTACTGGAGCAACTCCTTGCTTAGCAATCAACCTTGCCATCTCACCCATACGACGAGCCTGCTCAAGCCTATCTTCTGGAGTAAATCCTAAGTCTGAATTTACTGTTGCACGAACTTCATCTGCGTTGAGATGTATAGCATTGATACGCTCTTTAAGGGCTTTTGCTAATTCTGTTTTACCAGAACCAGGTAGTCCAATAATTTGAATTATCATCAGTAATCTTTACCTTTTGCCTTATTCTCAACAAGTTTTTCTCTTTCATCAAGAATGGTAAGAGCAAAAGACATCATTTTTTTATAACCTTCAGGATTATCCATAATCTTATTGTAGTGATGTCCACAAAACATTAAATCTCCAGAGATTCCAGTAACTTGAACTAACGCTTCAGCAGCACAAGAATCACACCTATCTAATGGAGATAGTGTCCACTGCTTTACTTCTACTGATTCATCAATCATTGTCTTCATAGTATACTGCCTATTTCTTTCTGTTATCAGTGGAATAAAATCCACTACCGTTGAAAACTGCTCCTATATTCGAGTATACACGAACCAGAGGCAGATTGCAAGTTTCACAACCATACCCTGGATCGTCTTCTTTTATACTACGAACCTTTGTGTAGTTCTTATTACAGGACTCACAAACATATTCGTAGGCTGGCACTATTTCTTTTTCTTTTCTTTTACTGTCCAGATTGGTGCCTTAAGCGAATCCCCACCCCACTCATAGCCTAATGCCTTTACGACAAACTTAATTATCTTAATACGCATTACTTTACCTTGTTTCCAAACTTAGCCCAAACTCTTTCGTGTAAGAAATATCCGAGTGCTTCCCAACCAATGTAAATAAGAGCACCAAGACTTGCATACTCCCACTCTCCAGTAAACAAAAATATAATTCCAGCAAGAACTACAAGATGAAATGTTTCCCAACTTAAGGTTTTAATTGAACTCTTTCTAGTTGATTCCATTTTACTTAGCCTTCTTTGCTACTGGTTTCTTAACTACTGGCTTTACTGCAGGCTTTGCTACAACTGGTGCTACCACCTTATTGAGAAGCGGAGCATTTTCTTCACCAGTATAAACTGGACGACCCCAACCGACAACTCCATTAAGCAACTTCTTCTTGTTGTTTTTTACATAACCACGAGTCTTCTCTACGCACATTCCGCCATTGCGCTGATCTCCCTTTGCAGTTCCTGAAGTGTTTCCCTCAATAACTTGGATTGTTCCATCTCCGTTGTTCTTGATACAAATTCCAACATGTGAAATACGATTTACACCATCTTCTGGAAAATCAAAATAAATCCAGTCTCCTGCTTGTGGATCATCATTACGAGCATCTGACCAACGCCCATTCTTCTTGAACCAATCTGACGCTGCTACTGTTGATGCAGACTTTGGATACTTCTTTGGATCTAATCCTGATGTAAATGCACACCAAGAAACAAATGACTGGCACCATGGCTGAAAATTCATCCCAGTCCACTTGCCATATTTTGTTTCATTATCTTTAGGGCCTTCAATTGTGCCCACTTCCTTTTTTGCAATCTCAATGATTGCTTCTAGACTACCTTTTGCTGCCATTTTATTCCTCCTTTAAGGACATATCTATTATACCAGTTTACCTACATATTGTAAAGTTGTATTCTTTTTCCCATTTAAGTATATCGTTTTCATCATTTAGGAGCGGTTGACCCTTTATGTTAAGACTAGTATTCAAGAGTATTGGAACTCCAGTTTGTAGATAAAATTTATTTATTACCCTGTACAATCCTGGATGTTGTTCTCTTGTAACTGTCTGAACTCTAGAAGTACCATCTTCATGAACCACAGAAGGTATCTTGTCTGGCTGTAAGCACTTGACTGTGTACTGCATATATGGACTTTCAAAATCCATATCAAACCATTTATATGCGTGATCTGCTAAAACTACAGGAGCAAATGGCCTAAACAATTCTCTCTGTTTAATTCTATTTACTTTGTCTTTGATTAGTGGATCTCTTGGGTCTGCAAGAATTGATCTATTTCCTAATGCTCTTGGACCATATTCTGCTCTTCCTGATGCTACTGCTACTATACCGTCTTTTAATATCCCCTCAATAATTTTCTGAATAGGATATTTTCCACCCAGATCATATCCAAGATATGGGTCTTTCCATTCAAGATGTTTTCCATAAAGTGCAGCAGCAGCACCCAAAGAACTGCCAGCATCTCCAGGGTTTGGCATAATCCAGATCATATCAAATATGTTCCAAAGCAGAGTGTTTGCTGATGAGTTAAGTGCACAACCACCCATAAATACTAAATTCTTTTTTCCAGTAATAGAGTATGCCATGTGCATAAAATCATTTAGTCTTTGCTCATAGACAACCTGAACTGCTGCAGCAATATCAAACCTATCTTGCTCAGTGATCTTTACTCCCCAATCATTTATTCCCTGATGAAAATTATATTTTTGTTTTGTATATGAAGGAAAATACTCATCGATTTTTCTATAGTATTTTGTCCAGTCTCCGTATGCTGCCATTCCCATCATGATATATTCTTCTTGATTTGGCATTAGACCTATTAGTTTTGTGAAAGCAGAATAAAATAATCCAAAACTAACTGGATAGTTTTGTTTATACTTTAGCCTAATCTTATCTCCTTCACCAACCCATATTGTAGATGTGTTGTATTCTCCAATAGCATCAAGCACAACTATTACGGAATCACTAAAAGAACTAGTGTAGTATCCCGCTGCAGCGTGAGAATAGTGATGACTAAAATGTTTCCTTGGTATACCAGGAATATCAAACCTTGGTTTCCAGTCTCCAGATCCACCCCTTAGAGCCAGCCTAGAGGCCTTCAGAAGGGGCTTTTCATAGTAGGCAATATGATCTGGTGCCCCATACTGCAAAGCATCTTTTATTAAACTATCATTGATATACCAGTCATTTTTTTGTTTGCTATATCTTTCTGCATGCCCTGCAAAAAGAATTTCTCCATCTTTAATTAGAGATACTGATGCGTCATGAGATGTTTCGTTTACTCCAAGAATTATCATATATTATCCTTAATACAGGTATCTGTTTTTTTTATCATTTTTCTTTATTTCTCTTAGTATTAAGTATGTCTTAATTTTTTTAATTAAGGTCTGGATCAACAATTGTATACCCCCCTGAATGTTCTGTTTGTGTTGTGTGCATGTAGAGTAGGGTTGACCTATGTCCACTTTCTATTTCGGATATTCCATGACTCCATAATTCTCCGTCACTAACAAAAAATATCCCATCATATTTTTCTGGCTTATATGTAAAGTTAAGATTTGGGAAATATAATTCTCCTCCAGTAAAATTATCGTCAAGATATATTACCGTACTATATTCAATGAATTCTTCTGGTGGCTGATCGTCAGCGTGTGCGTTTGCTGAACTACCTTTCGTCCAAACTGAACCAAAAGATTTAAATGTTTTTATTTGCTTTGTTTCTTCTGGATTAAGTCTTTGGTGTGTCTCGTTAGATAGTAAAGAATATTTTTTTTGAATATCTAAAACTACCTTGTTGTATGGATAAGCAGTTCCTCCATACCTAGTCTTGTAATATTCTGGGTAAGGATTAACTTCTGATGGACTGTTAATCTCATTTATTAGTGTCTGTGCATCTTCAGCAGCAATAAAATTTTTAATTACTACAGGCAATGTTATCATCAATATACCTCATTCTGCACTACATGAAATCTTTGCTCAGAAATTTTATCTAGATTTGAAAAAAATGTATACTCTACATCGTTTGTATTATATGGGAAGTATTCTAAACTACGGAAATCATAGTCTACAAGATCCATAAGTTCTTTTACTCCAGGCATAGATTCATCTTTTGATTTAAAAGAATCTATAACTTTTGAATAGTTGTGATATAGAGAAAATGGAACAAAATCATTTTCTTCTATTCTAGGCTCTTGATCAATAACAAAATTAGTTGGAAGAGCAACTATAGAAATACCTTTGTGCGCTGCATACATGGAAACATATTCCTCAACTCCATAATATTTAAATATTGAAATATCAGGAAATAGTTCAAACAAACTAAATTTCATAAAGAAAAAATCTTTAACAAACCAGTTGTTTTTTGTTGCCATCGAAATGCTTGTTTTATTCCAGTCTGGATAAAACTTATAGTTATTTTTATTAAAAACAATGTCGTGATTGCCTGAAAGTATAATATCTGATTCGTCCTGGTATCTTAATAGTTCAGCATCCCAATCCTTTTCAAACATTTTGGCACCATCAACATACATAAAAAAATCAAAATCTTTTCTTTTTTTTAGAAGATAAAAGCATTTAAATCTAGATATTAATCTATCCCAGTAGATATGATTGTATTCTATTCCTAAAAACTTTTCTGGCCTTGATATATTTGTTTGGTCGTATACGACAACATGTATATCATTTTGACCACTTTGATTTTTTATGAGTTGCTCTACTGCTTGTGGTAGCAACTTGCTTTTGTACCCATAAAAATAAACTAATATTTTTTTCATTTTATAACAATGGAATCCAGTGCTGTTCAATTGTATGTTCTCCACCCATAAGCAAAGACTGCAGAGGTTGAATATCATACGCAACTGTTATTCTTGAACCTTCCCAGTCCCAGTCTCCCATTGCATGGGGGTGGCCCATTTCTGAAACAATCATTCTATTGTTTATGTTGTGATTTGCCACTTCTCTATTTGGATCTCCAAAGAGTCTATAGTATGTCGTTGATGGCTCAGCCTTTACACAGTAATACCCATGAAAATTAGGAGCGCCAGGTGCACCGTGATCGTGCCAGTTTAACTTTCCGTTTCCTGTGGTATTAATATTAAACCAACCCTGAACATAATATTGCTGCTTTTCAAAGTCTACGCCATAATATTCACAGGCTTCTTTAACAGTTTTTGATAGTTCGGAGTATAGTTTATGAAGAGATGGATGGTAAAGTTGAAATACATTATACTCTCTCCACTTTACAGTTGACAAACTTCCAGACTCTAGCCAATACCCTGGATCATTTTCCATTGTTTCAACGCCACGAAGTTTAGCGCTTTGAATTAGTTCGTATTTTTGTTCTAAAAATTTAGCCAACTGATCTAAATCGTTGTCTAAATATTTTTCAAAAAACTTATGTTCTCTGTTACTTAACATTATTCATCTCCCTTGTTGTTTGCTTGTTCTTTGTTATACTTTGCATATTCTTTTTTTCTCCATGCAAATTTTCTGTAGTGTGCCGTTATGTCAGACCTTCTGTTTTCTGATCTTAGTTGGTGTTTTTCTATAGCCTCAAAAGAATCATCAACTACTAAATTCCAAGGCTCTCTTTTAATTGGAATCATCTGAAACACTGGTGTTCCCATTGGAATGACTCCTTCAAAATCTCTTTTTATAAAAAATGGTATGAACGCAGGCAGTCCCCATATATCAGAATCAACAATGCCAGAAGGAATCCAGAACGGTAGGTCTGGTCTGTTTATTGGCATAGTCATCAATAGAGAATAGTCTTTTGGTGTTTCGTAATACCATTGCATCTTAACCCCAAAATGTATTGGGTGAACATCTTTTGGTATTGCCATATCAACATTAGGTCTTTTGTCCATCATCATAAAATTCTTTTTCCAGTACAGAGATGGCTTTCCATCTACATCAAGTTTTACTTCTAGGTCATCTTCCAGTAAATACATATACCCAAGAGACATTGCATCTTGAAATGGCAAGCATAGTTTTGTAGAAACATTTGATCCATCCCCGCCTCTATCGTTTACTGGACACAAAGACTTTAGGTCATTAGTTGTAAAATGTTTTGCCAAATCTCTATACCACTGTGGTATTTTTTTATAGGATGGCTCTGGAGACAATAGACCTGTGGTCGTATCGTGTGGAATGAAAGTTAATTCTAACTCATTGCTGTCCATAGTAATCCTTTATTTGTGATATCTCTTCGTCACTTAAGACAACAGACATATCGTACATTGCCGTGCTCTTACTAATAATAGCATACTTTTCTTTTAAGTAGTATTCCCCAGTATTCTTAATTTTAAAATCAACAAATTCTGAATAGGCATAGTCTGATAGATGTGGAAGGGGCTTTCCAATAATATTTTTTTCACTTATGTAGAATGGCGTAGGCTCATCCTCTACTCTGGATATTGCAATGCTAACATTTTTATTTATAAACCAGGGTATATAAAACCTATAGGTTGGATCAAAACAATCTTTATTTTCTAGATTGTTCAAAGATGGATAGAACTGTCTTTGATGACACTTATCTAAAGCATACAGTGTGCCATCTTTTCTTTCTTCAACCCAAATCTCGGCGTGAGTTCTTTGCCTAAAAGTAATTATGTTATTTGTTATGTTTATAATTTTTGGCTTTGGATATAGATTAAGGACATAGTTGTTTATTGGTTTAAGTATGCTTTTTATGTTTAAAATTTCTTTTGAGTTATACTTAGACCATTTGTCTGGTAGTCCAGACTCCATTAGGATTTGAGGCAAGGATAAGTTTTCAGAGTTTATCCACCATTGGGATCCTGAAATGTTATTTTTTTTAGTTATCATTTTACCTTTATCTTAAATGTTTTGGTATAACAATTATACACTAAACTGCTGCCCCACCTGGCCTCGATCCAGGGACATCCGAATTAACAGTTCGGCACTCTACCAACTGAGTTATAGGGCAATGGGGTAGTTTAAAGTCATACCCAGGACTTTTAATTTACTTAGATGAATAAGGGTAAGACACACCAGACAGAACAACCTTAACTAATGAGTTAATATATTCTGTAAATGCCTTACCATTATTCTTACTAACATATGATGCTGAGGTAACTACAGTTGCTCCAGAACTTCCAGCAATATCTGTAACCGAACCGTTATACTTGGTAATTTTTACTTTTCCAAAAGCAACCATATCAAGCCCAGGGCCTCTGTTAGTTGCCTTTTCAAACTGAGTTGGTGAACCCATGGCTCCTACGCCAATGACTCCAGGAACGCATGCTGGGAATCCAACAAGGCTAGAAAGTCCATCATTGCCTGTTGCTGCAAATGATGGGATATTTTTTGCACTTAACTGTGAAACTGAACTAGCAACTGCTGTATTTGTGCAAGCAGGATGCAAAATCTTTGTACCTGTTTTTAGGTCCATAGATACTCCTGATTGACTAATAGATAGCGCATCAATACTATACTTTTCTGCATTCTTTGATACCCAATCAATTGCTGAGATAAGCGCTTCAGGAGTTCCACCTAAAGCATTTGATCCAGTAACACTGTTTACATTGTTAAAGCGGACAAAAACAATCTTAAGGTTAGGATCTGTTGCAAGCGCTGCCTTTACCATAGAGTCTCCGTGATATGTAGGATCATTTATGCTCTTAGGCCATGTTGCAGATGCAGCGCCTTTGCCTTCCATAAAGTGTTGCATGTTTGGACATGATGCCTCATGACTTTGATTGAGGACAGACTTGGCAGTGAAACAAACTTCGTGAATAATTGCTGGGAAGTTGTTAGAATTAATAGCCGAATCAATAATGGCAAGAACTTTTTGATCTTGTGCTTGCGCTGGACTTGTTACTGTTAGCATAAGTGTTGCTGCTAGAACTGATAGTAGTACTTTCTTCATTTTATTCCTTTTCATTTTTACGATATCATCAATCTGATGACATGACAACATGGGTCGCCACCTGCGTCCCATTCTTCAATTTCTTCTTCATCCATATATTCGTATCCGCCGTCGTGAGTATTGCAATAAGGAGGTGTAACCCAGCCTCTTTCTATACCGTTTTCAAGCCAGATACCAAACTCTTGCTCTTCAGGCGATAGGTCATCGTGTGAATGGTTCATATAATAAGTATACCCTTAAAGACTAACGATGTCAACTGGACCCATGCAAGATGGATTAAATTTAATTGCAGCATTTACTGCTTGCATAACTCTATTTCTAGCATTTTTTTGTTTATCTGTTGCATATAAAACCCCATAGGCATACTCTGCCCCAGAACCCATTGCAAGATATGGTAGTGTATATTTAGATAAAGACATATCTGCAGAACTATGCTCATAAATATTTCCACGAACTGCAATAATCAAACCAAGGTCTCCGTCTTTAGAAGTATCTACCCAGAATTCATTATAAAATTCTTTTAGTTCTTTAATAAATTTTGTTTGCATATGCTTGTCAATGTCTTTTAGTATTGGGGCAGATGGTTTAAAGTTGTAACGGATTCTTTCTCCGTCCATTGATCCAGCATATCCAATTAAGTATGGACCTATCTTCCAAACCTTTGGTGCATCAAGTGCTAAAATGGTTCCATCATCAGATGCTCCACGATCTCCAGCCATGTAGATTTTATCCTCATGTTTTACTACAGCAATACAAGTCATGGCAAAAGCCCTCTCCAGATAGATATAATCAAGTATACCATCACCCAGAGAGGGCTGTCAACTAGGGCCAATAATGACTAATTAGCCTTTTTGTCTACCGTCTTAAACGCATCATTGATCTCTGCCAATGTGAGTTTTCCATCGTCCAAAAAAGCCCTTGCCAGTCTTTCAATGACTGTTGCTACGCCTAATAGTCCTGCTAAGAATACTGCCTGAACTGTGTCAATTCCTACTACTGCTCCAGCACCAAGTACTGATAGACCAGATGCTGCAAAGACTGCTACTATTCTCATCAAGATATTAGTGATTGCCTTTTGTGGGTGCTCCTTCTTAGGAGGCTCTACTACCTTTTTAGTTGCCATATTTAGTCCTCCTTTCTTAGCGGGATTGTGATAAGCCAGATTACTGTTGTTATTAATACTGCAATACCAACAATATCTCTTGCTGATCCCGTCAAAGTTAGCCATGCAATAAAGAAGCCAAGGAGGGTGAATGCCTGTGCAATTAATTCCATTCCTGCGTCTTTAAACCATTTGATTAATCCCTTTAGCATTTTGCCTACCAGGTTGATGGCTTTATTGATTATTTTCATTTGTTCCTCCTTATCATTGCCCCTGCAATTTGTGATGCAATGACCACTGGGACAATTACTTCTTGCGCTTTCTCTCTCTGATCATCTGTCATATCCATACCTAATTCAGAGAAATTAGATAGGAGTTCTGTAACATCCACTTCAAATACTGCTCCAAGTGGGTCTGCTAAGAATGCTTCTGTTTGTACTTCTGTTACTGCATCTGCCAATGTAAATGGCATTGGAGTTTCTCCTGCGTCCCCTGCTCTATCTGAGAACTCAACAAATGCTTCTGCAAGTGCTGGGTTAGACTTCATCTGCTCAGCAATCTGTGCAACCTCTGAAGGCTTAATACCAAGATCACTTGCTACCTCTGCTTTTGCTTCTTGTGTCAATGCTCTAAGTGTCTGACTAACTGCTGTTACTTGTTCAGGGGAAAGAGTAACTAACTTATTATCACTGCTTGTAAGGTTAGCAATAACATTAGATAAATCTTCTTCTGTTCCCGTTCCTTTTTCAGGAACAAGTGCTGCTAATACTTCATCAGTAATTTCTACATCTGGTTCATTCCAAGGATTCTCTTCTGGCTTTGGTTCTGGTCCAGGTTCTGGAGATGGTTCAGGAGCAGGCTCTTCAGTTGGTTCTGGGGTAGGTTCAGGAGTTGGTGGTTCCTCTGGGGTAGGTTCAGGTGTAGGCTGGTCTGTAGGGTCCACCGTAGGCTCTGGAGAAGGCTCTGGGGTAGGAGGCTCTTCTGCTGTAGGTTCAGGGCTTGGTTCTGGTGTAGGAGGCTCTTCTGGTGTTGGCTCTGGACTTGGCTCAGGAGTAGGTGGCTCTTCAGCAGTTGGTTCAGGACTTGGCTCTGGGGTAGGCTGATTGGCTGCAGCGTTTGCTGCTGCTTGAGCAATGGCAGATTGAATTTCTCTTTGTGATTGTTCGTCATAGTAACGCCATGCGTTATCAATTGCGCTGTTAACATTACTAATTGCTTGATTGTATGCGCTGATTGCATTATTTTTATTTTGGAGTGCCGTTGCAACATTTAAAACTGAGTTGTTATACTCATTTGTTTTATTAGTTAGTGTTTGATTGTAACCATTTAATGTTGAAACTGCTTGATTATAAACATTTAATTTATCATTGTAGACATCTTGTGCTGCGTTCTTTGCAGCAAGGGCATTGTTGTAGTCGTTGGTTTGTTCTTGGGTTGCTCCAGATCCATGAGAAAATGTATTAAGATTGCAACTAAAGTCTTGTCCCCATACTCTTGGGCTTCCAGCATAGTCACAACCTGCACCAGTCCATCCTCCAGGAATACCCCAACCAAGATGATAAGATCCAGGTCCTCCACCGTTGTACCACCAAATCTCTACATCAAATGTTTTGTCTGTAGTTACATCATATACAGGAGAGTAAT